TTACCGCGCGACGTCTTGCTGCTCGAACAGCGCCACCGCACCTTGGAACGATGCGCGCGAGCCCACCATACGGCCGACGCCGTCGCGGGTATGCCAGAGCTCGTAACGATAGGCTCCATCCACCCATACCCTGCAGATCGTCCAGCCGGGCGCGCCGGCCCAGTAGTAGTCGTCAGCCTGCCGCCAGTCGGTCTCCGCCTCGCCCATCATTGCCACCCCGGGGAAATGTAACTTCACCGCCCATCTGGCACTGATTCTAGAGCGGATATACTGGATAAACAACCAGCATTTCTGCTATGCCCGACTGTATCGTCCACCGCAGCCATCGGCTCGGCCGCCCCCTCCGAGAGGAGGACTGGCCGACCACTCCCGGCCCCGTCTCCATGTACTCGCTCTACCGGGAGGACATGCGTCGCTATGTCCGGTGCTTCCGTGTCGTGCGCACGCAGCACGGCGAGCGCCTGCCGCCGCCGATACCAGACCTGATGGATGTCGAGCTGCTGACCTTCACGACCGAGCGGGCCCTGATGGTGCGAGGCTTCGAGGAAATCGACGGCGCCCGCTACTACCAGGGCTGGTATATCACCTGGAAATTGCCATGATCCAAGACAATGGGATTCTCCGCCGCGTGCCCGGCGGTTACTGCGCCGCGGCATCCGCCACCCTGCCGCCCGTCGAGACGGCGGAGGACCGTCCGCATGACGTCGTGATTGAGGCCGGCCATGTCGGCTGGGTCAGGATCTACTTCCGTCGGATGCGCGTGCGGCACCACAAGCACAGCCACTGGTTCTGGCATCCGTACCGGGCCGAGCCGGCCGACGCGCCAACGCAACAAGCCTCTTGACGAAGTAAACATTTTTGTTTACTATACATCCATCGTCAACGAACAAAGGAGGTGCGGTGAAACAAAGCGAGTTCAAGAGGTGGCTCGCTGCCCAAGGGGCGACTTTCAAAGAGGGTTCCAACCACACGAAGGTCTACCTGAACGGCAAGCAAACCACCCTGCCCCGGCACCCAGGCCAAGAGATTGGCGAAGGACTGAGGCAAGCGATCCTGAAGCAGTTGGGATTGAAGTAGGAAAGGAGGCCCCGACAGGGGCTTCCCGCTCGCGCTACCGTACCCCGAATTGGAGCATTGCTATGTTGCGCTATCCCGCGAAGATCGAGCCGGACACCTCCGGCTTCATGGTGTCGTTCCGCGATATCCCCGAGGCGCTGACTGGCGCTGATACCCGCGAAGAGGCCGAAGCTATGGCGGCCGACGCCCTGCTGACCGCCATGGACTTCTATTTCGAAGACCGCCGCCAGGTGCCGGCGCCGTCAGCAGCTCAGGCCGGCGAAGTGCTGGTCAGCCTGCCGGCCAGCGTGTCGGCCAAGGTGCTGCTGCTCAACGAAATGATCGCCCAGGGCGTCACGCCCAGCGAGCTGGCGCGCCGGCTGCATACCCGCAAGCAGGACGTCAACCGCATCGTCAACCTCGGCCACGCCACGAAGATCGACACCATCGCCGAGGCGCTGGCCAGCATGGGACGTGAATTGGAACTTGCAGTGCGTTAAACAGGCACCGGTGAGCAACGCAATTAACAAACGCGCAGCGTTGCTGGCCCTCCTCGTCCTGGAAAGGCCGCGCGCCCTCGACAAATAACGGAATAATGAAGCCACCGACCAAATTTGAAGTATCACAAATGCTTCAACGCCTCAATCGCATGGATCCGAAGAAGACGACGTTTGAGGCAATCAAGACTACATATCAGCGGGCTATCGATGGCCTCGGAATAATCATCAACAAGACTTCAGGAGCGGAGCTATTCTTTCGCGCCAGAATCAATCCCGGCACGAAATTGACCAAAGTCGACGAACTTCACGCTCCGCCTCCTGAGCGCGTGCACGGCTTCCAGCGATGCAATCGACCAGGCCACCCAATGTTCTACAGCTCATCTCGGCGCGCCTCGGCCTTGAGCGAGTGCCGTGCTCAAGTCGGCGATGTAGCGTATCTGAGTCAATGGATAGGTCGTGGCAAGATTCCATTCAATCGACTGCTTGACGATCACGGTGACGAGCAATTTATCGACAATCTTCGACCGGTCGATCATCTCTTGATTTCCCACTTCGACACTATATTCACCCGCCGGATACACGACACGTTTTCTGACGACTACAAGTTCACTGCGGCCATTACCGAACTCTTAACAAAGCGCTTCCAGGCGTGGGATAAATTTAATGTCGGCGCCGACGGGCACGTCGCGCTGAGATACCCCTCTGTGCAGCAGTTCGATGGTGCCTATAACACCGCAATGGACCCTGCCTTTGCCCGCGAACGCTTGTCACTCGTCCATGTAATGGAACTTACCGTCGAGCAGACAGAACCGGAGATTCGCGTCGCAGTAACGGATACCGCCATCGAGTTTTCCGATGGTTTGATTCGCTGGACAGGCGATGTGACTAAGGTCCCCACCCTTCGACCGTCGAATCGCGATGTCGAGTTCATAAAAGCAAACCAGGGCTGGCTCATCCGGACACTAAACGAGGTGCCGAGCCAAGATTACCTAGCGGCGATTTTGCACGAATGAGGTGAAATGCTCTTTACTGAGCACCACACAAGCGCTGCCAAGTTCGATTGATATCTCGAACTTGGCGCTTGACCGGCGCCGGTGTGGCGCGCACTTCAGCCGCGCTGTTGAACCAGACCGGCCGGGCATGCTCGCAGTACTCAATGCCGACCCTTGCCGGCTGGTTTGCGCACCCAATCAGACTCGAGCTCAGCAGTGATAGCATCGTCAGCCATAGCAGCCGTTTCATTCCGTACCTCCTGCGCTTCCTGGCGCGCCTGAGCGGCCTGTTCGTTGATCTTGGCGTCCCGCTCCGTGCGCTCGGCCGCTTTACCACTGGAGCGGCCGCGCAAGTAGGCGCCGGCCACGGCTACCAGCGCCACCACCGCGGCGACGACGTAGCCACCAAAGCTACTCAGTAGAGTCGTCAGCATTGGAGCTCCCCTGCTTGATGAACCGACCAACCGCGCCCAGCACCAGCACAGCGATCGACACGCCCGTCACCCAGCCCGGCGGGATCCCCGCCTTCAGGTCGTCGGGCATGGCCGCCCAGGTGCCCTGCACGGCCACGGCAACGGCCATGCAGTGCACCGAAATCCAGCGCCACCCGCGGCGCCAGTCGTCTACGGGTTTCAATTTCATGTGCCCTCCTTGAATTGCCAGGTGTTGGTCCGCATCTGCTCGGCCATGCGGTGCGCCCGTTCGGGCGTCTGGCGCGCCCACAGGCTGGCCAGCATCCCGCGCGCGGCCCCGTCGACGTTGCCAGCCCGGACCATGGCCAGCGTGTTCTTGAAGCCCAGCAGGCCATCGACGCCCATCTGGAATGCCATGGCCAGGATCACGGCGCGCCGGGCGTCGGGCAGCTCGCGCCACCACGGCAGGCGCCGGTCGAGCTCGGCCTCCTTCTCGGCGATATCGTTGCTCAGCAGCAGCGCCGATTCCGTGCGGCTGATGCCGCCGCCCTTCCTCTTGTCGATGAGCCGGCCCACACCGATGGTCCAGTAGCCCAGATGGTCCTGGTAGGCGTGCAGAACCTCACCTTCGTCGCCACGCAGCAGTCGCGTCAGTTCGTTGATCACTTCAATATCCTCTCTTTGAATCCCGCCCACAGCAGCGCCAGCAGCCCGACGATGACCGCCCACGTGCTGGCCTTGGCGACGTGAATGAAAACGGCGCTGCGCATGCGCTTGCGCTCCAGCGCCTCTTCGATGAGCAGCTCGTGATAGCGGCGATGGCCGTCCAGGTCGCCGTCGGGAAACCCCGTCTTCACGGCCGCCGACAACGCCATGATTTCCCGCTGCAGCGCCTCGTTGTCGCGCTGGTGTTGTTCCTGCTGGGCGGCGTCTCGACGCTGCTGCTGGGCCTGCATGGTCTGGATGGCCACCAGCAGCGCCTTGGCGTCTGCGCTCAGGGTGTTGGGGTCGATTTCCAATTCGCGCCGCTCCTATTCCGGCTTTTTGACCTGGCGGCGCCGCATGGCCCCGCCGGTAACATCTCGAATACAATCGGTCGGCCAGCCGCTAAGCCGCGCCGGCCGACAAACGACCATGAAACGCATCGAGCTACTGGACCTGCTCAGGGGCCTCGCCATCATCGGCGTGGTCTTCCATCACCTGTTCTTTGCCGAGTTCCGCTATGGGCTGACCGGCATTGAATTGCCCGCGCCGCTCACGCTCATCGCGTCCAGCGGCTGGCTCGGCGTGAATCTGTTTTTCTTCCTGTCCGGCCTGGTCCTGTACCTGCCGTATGCGCGCGGCGACCGCGACATGGCCCGCTGGGTTGATGTGCGCCAGTTCTACGCGCATCGAGCACGCCGGCTGCTGCCGCTCTACTACCTGGCCGCCATCGTCGCGCTGTCCACTTCCGATCTGACCTTCGGCTCGACCGATTTCTGGCGGGCGGCCGCCGACTATGCGTTCGTGCTCTTCCCGTTCCACACCTCGACGTTCATGCCGCCCGGCAACTGGGTGCTGTGGTCGATCGGCGTCGAGATCTGGTTTTCGGTGCTGTTCCCAGCCGTCCTGCTGGCGGCGCGCCGTTACGGCATCTGGCGCGTGCTGGTCGCGGCGCTACTCATCGCGTTCGCCACGCGGTGGTGGGGCCGTGCCCTTCTGGCCGACCACGGCGCCCGCCTGGTCCTGCACTACGTCGCTGACTCGGTCGTAGGCCGGCTCGACGAGTTCGTGTACGGCATGGCTGCGGCCCACCTGTACGCGCGGGGCTGGCGGCCGACGCTGGGCGCTGCCGCCGCCGGCGTAGCTGCCTGTGCCCTATCGTTGGTGCTGTGGGGCATGTGGTACCGCGGCGAGCTGCCATACATGGCGGTGGCGGCCCTCAACTTGCCACTGGACGCGGGACTGGTCGTGGTGACGCTGGCGCTGCTTGGGCTGGCAAGCCGGCCGATTGCCATTGCCTGGCCAGTCGAGGCCCTGGGCATGATGTGCTACAGCGTCTACGTGTGGCACGGTGCGCTGCTTGACCCGTTCCGCCCCGCCCTTGCCGAGAATCTGGCCTGCTCGGTGCCCTATGTGGCCCTGACCCTGGCCGTTGCCGCGCTCAGCTACCGCCTGGTCGAGTTCCGCGGGCGGGCCTGGGCGGACATCTTGCCGCCCAGCCCGTTCGGCCGTCAGGCCGGCGCTTCGGCGCGCTCCTGAAGCTGACCGTCGACCACTTCCCAGAGGCCGTCGACAGGCCCGCCGAAGTCAGCCGGCACCTCGGCCAGCGTCGCCGCATCGGGCAGCGTGTCGTAATGGAAGCGCTCGGTGTCGATCCAGCCGATCACTGCGGACGAGGTTGGGTCGAAATAGGCGTATCGCATGTCACCACTCCAGAATGATCAGGCCCGGCGCGCCGTTGCCGCCGGCCGTCCCGTTGCCGTTCGCGGTGACCTGGGCGCCGCCACCACCGCCGCCCACACCGTGCCCGTAGGCGTTGTTTCCGGCCGACGGATCGCCGGCGCTTGATGCGCCTGCGGCGCCAGCGCCACCGAACGGGCCGCCCGCACCCATGCCGCCCAAGCTGTAGATCAGAGGGGAGGCGCTGTGCGGAGCCGCGCGGCCTCCGGCCGGAAATCCGGCGCCCCCTTCAGATAGGCCGGCCGAAGCCGAGGACGCGCCGCCTTTCCCGCCACTGCCGCCGGTCAGCGTGACGAACCCCACCACCGACGACGCGCCGCCATTGGTGCCGTCGCCGGCGCGAACCGCCGTGGTGCCCGCCGTGCCGCCCAGGCCGGCGCCGCCGATCTGAATGGTCAGCGTCTGGCCCGGGATGACGGTAATCTCCTGGTCGATGGCGAACATGCCGGCGCCACCACCGCCGCCGGCTACGCCAGTCGTGCTCGTCGTGGATCCGCCGCCGCCCCCGCCACCACCACCGCCACCGCACCCCGAAACCCGGATCTTCGTGATGGTGGGCGGCACCACGAAAGTGCCGTTCTCGGTGAAGGCGCGCCGGCCGCGCGCCGCGGCGCGCTGGATGGCCGTCAGTAGACCGGTATAGACGGTTGGCCCCAGCGTGACGCCGGCATTGTCGGTGACCGCCTTCACGTTCTGGTACAGCCAGGCCAGCTTCTTGTCGGCGAGCTGGTGCACGGCGTTGAACTGCTCGACCGTGGGCGGCGTGGCGCCGATGAAGGACCAGCCGAGCTTATATTGCGAGTCGTCGAGCACGTCGACGATGCCGGCCTGCGCCCAGGAGTAGGTGAAGCTCGTGAAGAAATCTACGTTCATAGTCGCCCTTATGTGTTTACCCTACACTGCGTCACCGTAGCGTTCAAGGATGTACGCGAGCAGCATGTCGCGAGCACTCTCGTTCTTATGAACCGCTTTATTGAAGATGATGAGGTCGTACAGGTCACCATTGAAGCCGCCCGCCGAGATAAAAGACCCAGTCTCGTCGCGGTTTCCAAACAAGCTGATGCGCCCATCCGTCGGAACATTGGCAGCCAATTGCAGAGAGGTGGTGTGCAGCACCTCGCCCGCGCTGTCCATGACGACCCCGACACGGTCGACGTAGCTGTAGGACCAGACCACCGCCTTCGCCACATCCGGGGTGATCACACTATCGGTTTGCGTGACAAGGGAGTTATGACGCGCAACAAAGCGGCTCGGCGCGGCATTGTTCCCATATCCCACATATGCGCCGGCTTGCACCGTATTCGCCACGATAGCGCCGCCGATGGTCGATGCCGCCGCATTGAACTTCGCCACCCATGCGAAGGTGTAGCCACCAGTCGTCGGCCAGGTGGTCGAACCCGCAGGCGAAACCAGTGTCGTGTAAACGTTGCCGCCACCTTGAGCGGTGGTGCGGTTGATGCAGGTCAGCCCGAGGTCCCCTGGCACCTTCGACAGGGCGCCGGGCGCATTGGTGGTGAGGCGCAGCCCGCCCTTCCGACCGGTCCAGCCATTGTTGTCGAAGTTGTAGTCTGCGCGCCACCATTCGACCGTGTACGGCGAATTGAGGATGGCGAGTTCCTTGTCCGAGGGCAGCACGATGATCGGCGCGTTGGGGGCAGGCGTCACACCAGTCAGACGAGTAGCGATTGTGGACATAGTTTGCTCACCTTGAGAAAGTACGTTCCGCGTAAGGAATGATGGCTTCGTTGGCGATGATGGCGTAGCCCTGGTCGCTCGGGTGCAGGTTGTCCGGGAAGATCGTGGTGCCGCCGGCCGGGTCATCGAGAACCCGGCGCTGCATGACCGGATACAAGTTCAGGAACGAAACGCGCTGATGTCGTTGCGCAAGGCCTTCCATCTCTCTGGCCAGGTCGCGCTGACCGAACACACGGCCGGCGTCATCGAGAGTGGCGTAGCCGCCGATGAGCTGAATCCACACACCAGGGTGTCGTTCTTGAATCCAGAGAATGATCTGGTCCATGTACTGCCGATATCGCGTTGCCCCATAGGTGGGCATCGGGTCGGCAGTCAACAGCGTGCGGTCATTGGTCCCCAAGGCAATCAAGACATCCGTCACATTGGTGGGCAAGGCCTCCGTCAGCAGGATGCGGCCGTTGGTGTTGGGATTGGGTATCCAAGCCGCCGCATTCGTGCCTGAAATGCCCTGGTTGATCAGACGAATGATCTTGGTGCGGGCAATCCCCTCCAGGCCAATCGTCGTCGATGCGGAAGTGTTTACGATCCTGACCAGCGTGGGCCGAGCGTTGGGCAATGTTACGCTGCGAGTTTGACCCCAGGCAGGCGTAGCAGCATAGGCCGAAACGGTGTCGATCAGAACGCCGTCGGCGTAGATCTCGAACTGCGCGGAGGCCTCCGAAACCGACCCATAAACCAGATCAAAGGCGCCAGAGTTCACGAGCACCTCGGCCGAGAAGCCGACAGGAAGCGCAAGCGCGATGTCGGCCCGGGCAGGCGTCGCTGTCGGCATCCCGGCTTGTGCAGTCGGCATGCCGTCCCCATCGGCCACAGCTACATGCGCGGATGCCCAGAACATGCCGAACACGGGTGCCGAGAACGAGCCCGAGCCACCCGCAGTTGCGCCGGGCGCCGTCTCTTCCGTGGGCATCGCATCCGGCGCGATGTTGAGGTACATGCGGCCCAAGTACTCGCGGAGGATATTTACCCAGGATCGGCAAGTCAGGTTCGAGCGAACATCGGTCAGGCGGTGATCGCGCGGTGAGGTAGGCCCGGGATCAGTCGAACCGCTGCCCCAGGTGATGCTATCGCCGATTGCCACACCAATCATGTCCTGGAATGGGTTCATGCAGCGGGCGATCATTTCCTGCAGCGCTTGACGCGGCACGGCGCCGGCCGCGCCTCCGCTGCCATCCCCCTGCTCGGCGGGATCGTAGATCTTGACGAATTTGCCATTGATGGTTTCGTAGATCTGGCCAGCAGTCGTGACCCCGTGCAAGGCGCGCGGCGGATCCGTGTCCGAATAGATTACGCGAGCCCAGCCCGGAATATCTGGCACGACACGCACCACACCCGGCCCATCGATCAGCGGCGCGTAGAACGCACCATCAGCCTTGCGCAGACCGGCGAGAACCGTGTATTGGCTGCTGGTGGGCGACGCGCGCTGCGCGAGCACCCATGCATAGTCCTGGTGATCAAAAATTACCGTCGCGGCTGTTGCTTGCTGGATTGGCCCTACCTGATCTTGGAGGCTTGAGACTCCCTCCTGCAGCAAGACAAAGTTGCCATCAACCTCGCTATCCTGCAGCGGACGGCCGAGCACCGTCCTGAGCTTCAACTCATCGCTCATATGTCACTCTTCCGATTTGGTTTAGCTGGTCGGGTAGCAGGTCGTGGTCGCCGTGTACTCGCCTGCGAAATACGTGGGCGCGTAGCCGTTGCTGACGGCGAAGCATCCACCGCCCGGACCGCTTTTGATGTTGTGGGCGAACACACCGACACCGAAGCCGAAGAAGCCCTGGCTCTTGAAGCCGAATGGCTTTTCGCCTGACACCGTCACCCGCTTGATGCCCACGCCTGCGGCGACGGGGATCCAGCGCTCCGGGTCGTTCAACAACGCTTCGCCGGGCTTGGGCAACCGGTTCATCCAGACCGTGATCTTGGCGTTGCCGGCGTTCTCGACGATCACGCGCGACACGTCGAAGATTGGCTTGATGGCCGCGATGATCTCCGGCGTCGTGCCGTGGCCATTGTTCAGCGCGATCTTCCAGTACAGGAGCTTCCTGTACTCGTGATCGAGCAGGGTCAACGAACCCGCCACCGACTGCTCGAACCGATGGCGCATGCGCGCCTCGCCGAAGCCCCCGATATTGGGCTGCCCCTTGAAGCCAAAGAACTGAACGTAGACCGCTTTCTCGACGACGCGCGACAGCCCGACGATCTCGCCGATGCCGTCGAGCTGCTTGCCCTCGGCGGTGTCCAGCCAGCGTTTTTCGTACAGATCGCGCAGGGCGCCCTGCAAGCCGTCGGCCGGCTGGAGAAGCGCCCGGACCAAGGCCTGCAATCGCGGCTTGCCTTCGAACTGCGTCAGCCAGTGGTTCCAGGCGATCAGGCCATGGTCTTGGTTCAGGTCCATCAGGTCACCTCGATACGGCTGGCGTCGAACTTGGCGACCTCGTATTCCTGAATGGCGATGTTGTCGGAGCTGTAGTCACCCGGGCCCGGCATGAAGCCAGGATCCGTGGAGTGCGCGAACGCCAGCGCCACGACGGCGATGCCGGGCGTCTGGTAGATGCCGCAGTAGAAGCGCTGCTGCAGCACGTCCTGGCTGATCTGGTGCGCCTGGCCGGTGGCCAGGATTGATGCGGCGACCTGCGCGTACCCATCGGTCGGAAACTCCTGCTCGGTGCTGGGCAGCAGCGTCAGCTGCGCCTTCACCCAGACATAGACGGGCGCCGGCCGGTCGAACCGGATGTCGTGGTTCGCACCCTCCGAGTCCTTCACCGTGACAACGACAGCGCCATGGGTGTCGATGCCAGCCGCCACGGTCTGGAATATGGCCGCGCCGATCTCGTCGTCGAGGCCACCATCTACCACCACGTGCAGCGAATGTGGCGGCCGACCGGAAGCGTCCACCTCGTCGGTGTTGTTCTGGTAGACCTTGATGGCGGTCACGCCCTGCACTTTGTCGCGCACATTCGGCGAGATGCTGGGCAGCGTCGCCGCACCCAGCCGCGCCAGACCGCTGGGGTAGCGCGCGCGCAGCTCGGCGTCGTTCTCGGCCAGGCGGCCGGGCGCTGCGGCCTGCAGGTTGCTCACGGCGTCCCAGCCGTTGATTCGCGTGATGATGCCCGTCAGCGTCCCTGGCGCAGCCTCTTCCACCATCGGCTCCAGCGTCTCAGCGAGGACGGGAGTGCCCAACTGGTCTACGGTGAGGTTCGCAGACAGGGACACGCCGAAGGCCTGCCGGCCGTCGGACTGGATCCGCACCGCCGCGCCGTTGCTCGAGACGTCGTACTCGGTCGTGCTGAGCGCCGCCACCAACCCGGCCAGAATCTCGGCCACGGTGGGCGTGATGTCCGATGTGTAACTGTAGGGCGTGCCGTCGAGGGTCACCGTGTACGTGGCGCCGGGCGCCACCGTCGGCACGATCGACACGTCGGCCGCGCCGCCGGCGCTGATCACGGCATCCGCCGCGGTGGCCCAGATGGTCTGCGTCAGCTGGTTGCTGATTTGGGAGCCGGCCGGCACCGTGGTGCCCTGCTGGCCATACAGCACCACATAGCCGCGCGACTTCTCGTCGTCCAAGCGCCTGACGCCGGTGAACGACACCGCCCGGTCCAGGGAAACGCCGATAGCCGAACCCGGGTACATGGCGTAATAAACGCCCTCGGCCTGCTCCCACAAGGCCGTCTCGCGCTCGGCAAAGGTGTCGATGAGCAGCCCGAGAATGCTGTCAGGTCGCGTCTGCACATCGCCGGTGTAGCCGGCCGCACGCAGGCGCGCCGTGAAGTCGGCAACGATCTCTTGCCGGATTTCGGGCAGACGCGGGCGCACGAACCCGTCCGGCGTAACGCCGTAGGCCATAGGGAAACCTCAGAATTAGGGGTTACAGGACGAACTGGAGGGTCACGATGCCCTCGTCCGTCTCGGCTTCGAACTCGACGCGCAGGCGCCGCAGCGCACGCTCGATCTGCAGGTCAAGGCGGCGCACACCACGCACGCCCGGCACGTCAGCGATCCGGGCCCGGAACACAGCCTCGAGCTGGGCGCGCTGCGGAGCCTTGATCAGCACCTGCTCCAGATAGGGGACACCGAAATCCGTGTCCAGGAACCATTCGCCCAGGAACGTCAGCAGCGTCACCTTGATTTGCTGGGCGATGCGCTCGGCGCCATCGAGCAATCGGGCATCGCCGGCCGACGACAGAGCCAGGTCGTGGTCGTCAGCGAGTTTCAGATCAAGGCTCATAGCGGTTCATCCGTGGCGCCGCCGTCCGGCAGGCCGTGGCGGTGGCTATCGCCCACATCCTTGCCGTTGTGGGTCAGCGACCCATCCTCGAAAGCCACGTTGCCCCGGATACGGATCGTCGCGCCGTCGCCCCCCTCGCCCGTCATCCCTTGGGTGTAGGTGAGCAGCCCATTGATCGTGACGGGGCTGTCGAACACCGTCTCGTCGGCAATGACGTGCTTGCGCGGGACGCGAATGGTCAGGGTGCCGTCAGCCGCGATCTTCATCGAGCCGGGCCCGTACTGGACGCTGACATGCTCGGTATCTGCTGCCGCCGCACCTGGCCTGACCACGGGCGCGGCGAAGGCGTCCGTCAGGTCAAACTGGCGCGGGTCATCGGGCGGCCCGTCGCCGCCGGCCAGCCACGACTCCAGCGCGCGCTCGGAAAAGTGCAACACGACCGGATCACCCGGCTTCAGCGGCACGCTGATCAGCGCCAGCGCCCCCGCCACGTCGCCGACCGGCCAGCATAGGGGTACGCTGACGATCTGGGGCGCCGGCAACACCTGGCCATTGGCGAGCTGCTTGGGCAGCGCCGGCCGGACCACAGCGGTGCTGCCGTCGTAGGCTACGATCACGCCGGGCAAAGTGGTGTGCACCTCGGCGAGCTCGGCGGCGATCAGGCGGCGCAGGTCGGTTACAGGGTCGGTCATGGCTATTTCTTCTTGGGCGGCGCGTAGCGGTCCACCAGGTCCAGCTGGGTCTGCCAGTCGCCTCCGGCACTGTCGCCGATGTGGCGCACGCCATCGGCGCGGTAGAAGCCCTGCACACTGCGGCTTTCCAGCTTCACCAGGTCGCCGGCGTTGATCGACGGCAAGAGCAGCGACGAGACGCGCCAGCCTTCGCGTTGCTGCTGGGCGCTGACGATCTGCCGGATCTCGCCGGTGTCCCGGTCCTTCACCTTGGCCTTCTCGCGTGCGCCCTCGCGCGTGCGCTCCGGATACCCCAGCAGGCCGCTATCCGCGGCCAGCACGACCGCCTGACGCCGCGTGGTGCCGCCCCGGGCGATAACCTGCAGTTGCTGGTTCTGGATGGACCATTCCAGGCCCGTGCCGGCCACCACCTTGTGCAGGGCCTGGCGTGCCGGCCCGTAGAACGAGAAGCCGTGCGCCCATGTCCGGTCCGGGGCGTCGTCCTCCAGGATCAGGGGCAGCCCCATCTGCCTGGCGATCTCGCGCACGATGACCGAGGCGCGGGCGCCGGGCCCGTAGCCCAGGGAGACGGCGGTATCGCGGATCTCGACATAGCCGTCGCGCACCTCCAGCTCGGTGAACACGTCCGGCCCGTCGTAGGCGGTGTAGGCGAAGGTGATAGCGCCCGCCGCCATCAGGATGGGCCTGTGCTCCTCTGCGTAGCCGGCGTAGAGCACACAGCGCAGGTCCGGCTCCTCGATGGCGCGCCGCGTGGTGGCGGCCAGGTTGTAGACGCGGATCTTGTGCGGATTGGGCTGCTCGCTGGTGGTTTTCTCGATCTCGAAGGTGATGCGCAGCGGCTGGGTGATCTCGACGCCGGTCTGGCCAGCCTTGCCCACCAACAGCCTGTATACCCGATTAAACCGTGCCACTGACCACCTCCTGCGCCGTCACGTAAACCAGCGTCACGTCGCCAGACGGCAGCGCCTCCCGGCTGATCGTGTTGCGGCGGTCTGGCGCCAGCGCCACGATTTCGCCTGGCGGCAGCGGCAGGTATCGGTACTGGGCGAGCAGGGGCGTGTCAGGCACCAGGGCGATGCCGGCGATGATGACCTCATTGTTGGCGTTCTCGATGCCCAGCACCCATAGGTCGGCCTCGCTGTTCCAGGACAGCCGCAAGAAATACGTGCCGCCCTCCAGCTCGACCTCTGTGAGGCTGTCGTTGGCGTCGATGACGGGAATGGTGATCATCTGTTCAGGATCCGGTACAGGTCCGACTGCTGCTTCGGCGTGGCCTCGGGCGTGTCGGCCTTGCCGGCGTTGGTCTTGGTCTGCCCCGCCTTGCCCTTGGCAGACGCGGCCACCTTGGCCGGCGGGATATCCGCGGTGCGCAGCGCCACCTTGCGAATCTTGCGGAAGCCGCACTGGACGCTGAAGAACTCGCCCTCGTTGGTCCGCTCGATCTTGCAGGACTCCATGGCCATGTCGACATACACGTCAAGGCCTGTGGTGACCGTCACCGGCAACCGCTCGGCGTGGATCCGGCGCAAGGCAGCCTTGGCCGAAACCAGCTTCGACCGACCCTGGGCGCCGAATAGCGTCAGGTCCGCCGACGTGATCCACCCCGAGAGCTGCAGTTGCTCCGAGTCCTGGACGATATGGTCGGTCACCGGCGGGCCGTCCTCGACCACATATTCTGTCGCGCGGCTGTTCAATTCGGTGGTTTCGCCCAGGAGCGCATCGAGGGTAACGGCTCCGACAGAGCTCTGGGCGAAGCCTTGGCCGAAGACCAGCGAAACGAAGCTCATGGGCTCACCTCAACCATAGGAACATCCGAGCCGAAGGGATTGCCATAGCGATTCAACGCCCCGCCGATGCCCTTCTGGGTCGCCGCGGCGACGCTGGCCGGGTTCGCGTTGGGCGCGTTGACGGTGACGCCGCCGATATTGTTCTGGACCGTCACGCCGCCCCCCGCGCCGGCGCGCTGGACGCTGGCCGGCGACACGCCATAGGCATTCCCGAACAGGAAATCGGGCAGATACTCGCGCAAGGTGGCATTGACGCCTTTCATGCGCTTGGCCTGCTCCGAATCCGACCAGCCGGCAGGCAGCAGACTTTCGAGCGCCCGCTTGGCCGCCTGGAGCTTGTTAGTCACCCATTCCTGGATGGCCTTGCCGATGCTCTGCATGACCTCCACGGCCTTGTCCTTGAGCAGCACCAAGGGCTGCAGCAGACTGGTGAAGGCCTTCTTGACCAACTCCCCTGCCGTCTCCCAGTCTCCGCGGAACACGGCGGCGACCGCCTTCAGCTGGTCGCGGACGATACCCAGCGCCCAACGGATCGTCGCCAGGATCGCGCGGAACACCGTGCGTGCCACGTCGCCCAGGTCGGTGAACGTGACGCTCAGGCCCAGGGCCTCGCCAATGCTGTTGGCCAGCGCCGTGCCGATATCCTCGATGGCCCACCAGATCTCCTTGGCCACGATCAGGATCGAGTCGAGCTGAAACTGCCAGTCCTCCACCCGACCCACGAGGGTTCCCAGGATGGAGTCGCCGCCCTGCAGCCACACCCAGATGTCCTGGCCGATCAGGTAGACCGCGCCCAGCGCCGCCGCGATGGCCAGATATGGCCCCAGCGAAGCCCAGGCGGCCGTGCGCATGGCCCGCAGCAGTCGCGTCACCCGCACGATGCCGTATGACAGCGCGGCCAGCGCGCCGACCTTGGCGATGTCGCCGAGGTTGTCGACCACGCGCTTGGTGACCGCGAAGAAGACCTCGCTGGCTCCCGACGCCCGGTTCATGGAGTCGACAATCTGACCCCATTTGTTCGTGATCAGGGTCCAGGCCGCGCCGAAAGTCTTCGGCATCCGGTCGAATTCGCGCGCCAGTTTGCCGGCCTGCATGAGCAAACCCTTGGCCAGGTCCTTGCTTGCCAGCTTGCCTTGCTCGCCGAGCTCCTTCAGCTTGCCGACCGGAACGTCGAAAGCCTCCGCAATCGCCTGAGCCAGGCGCGGCGCCTGCTCGAGCACAGAGTTCAGCTCTTCGCCGCGGAGGACGCCCGAGCCGAGGGCCTGGCTCAGTTGCACCAGGGCCGCCTGCTGAGCGGAAGTACTGCCGCCGCCAATGGTCAGCGCTTGGCCGATGGTCTTCGTCAGCTGCAGCGAGTCCGCCAGCGTCAGATCCAGCTCTTTCCGGTTGCGCTGGACCGACTGGAACAGGTCGGCCGTGGCAACGTACTGCTGCCGGGTGTCCTGGGCGATCCGGAATAGGCTACGCAGAGCCTGCTCCTGTTCGGCGATGCTGTCGGTCACCAGGCTCACGCGGCCGCGCACGCTCGCCCACTCGTCGGCCACCCGGGCGGTGCTCAGCGCCGAAATCCCCGTCAGAACCCCACGAATCAGGCCGCCCACGCGGCTGTAACCGTCACTCATCTTTCGGGTTTCGGCCACACCCCGCCGTTGGGCGGCGTTCAATGCCCGCTGCTCGCGCAGCACGTCCTGCACGCCCAGGCGGACGCCTTGCATGGCACCGACGCCGGCGTCGCGCACCACGCGCATGCCGCGCCGCAGGCGGTCGGCCACCGTGACGGCGCGCTGCTGGTAGGCACGCAGGCCGGACTGGTCGACCTGATAGCGCAGCAGCGTCACCAGTTCGCGGACTACAGCCATGGGTTACCTCTTCTTTCGGGCGGCGGCCTCCTGGGCAGCCTCTTGCGCATCGAGTAGCGCGTTGATCTTGAGCAGGTCCAGCAGGTCGACCCGGCCGGCTTTGACGTCGGCCAAGCTGGCGTGGCCGGCCAGGATCGGCCGCCAGATGATCAGCTCGCGCTCGAGGTCTTCCCTAAACTTGCCGACAGGCTCTCCATCTTGGCGCGGACCTCGCCAAAACGGTCGAGCCAGCGCGCCAAAGGGCCTTCGCAGTTCCACTTGATGATGTGGAACATCAGCTCCAGGATCTCGGTAAAGTCCTCGAAGGCGGCTTCGCGGCCGCGCTTGTCCAGCTTGGCGGGCTCGGCGCCGTCCCGCTCATAGGCGACCAGGTCCGGGTCGATCAGCCGATCCGCCCAGGCCTTCAGCGTCTTGCCGTCCAGCGTCGTCGAGAGCTCGCGGAAGGCCTGCAACATGGCCTGCTCGTCCTTGGCGCCGTCCTCGGGCCCGAAAACCGCCGCCAGGGCGCCGCCGGCCGCCGGCAGGATGTCCCGCTGCAGGTCACCGAACAGCTCGAGCGCCGAGAAGGCATCGAAGCGCCGGATGTAGTAGGTCGTGCGGCCGATGGTGACTTCGTAGGGCTTGCTCATCAGTCATTGCCCCCGACAAAGTACGCGGCCGGACCGGTTTCCAGCGTCCATTCGCGGTTGCCCAGTTCGATGCCGTACTCGCTGGCCGGCATCCTGGTCACCCAGGCCGTGGCAGCGAAAAGCGTGGTGCCGCGCAGGTCGCGCACGGTGAGCGGCAACGCGCCGCCACCGCCGCTCAGTCGGTCGGCTTCGTGATAGCCCGACAGCACGTCGTTGCTACGGCTGGTCTGCTGCAGCGTCATCGTGACACGGTGGCGGCGGTCGGCCGACATGGCCCGCGCCACCTCGCCGTCGGCCCCGGACTGCGACGTGATGCCGTCCGAGATCGGCTCGATATTGACGAACGTACCGTCGGCCGTGCCGGTGATCGTGGATGCCCCGAAGGTGATGATGACCTTCGCGGGGTCGTAGGTTTTTACCGTCATGCTCGGCTCCGATTACAGTTCGTAGGTCAAGTTGCCCTTGATTTCGACGGCGTGGATGGCGCCGGCCAGTCGAGCCGTGAACGACACGTCGCGCAGGATGCGGTTTGCCTTGTCGTTGAAGGGCACGTTGGCCGACAGCGGCGCCGAAACCGTGTAGGAGGGAATCTTGCGGCCGTCTTCGTCGACCTCTTCCGGCGCGATGCCGCCGCGAGCCACGCCCAGGTCCAGCACCCCGCGCATGGCGTTCGTGACGATCTGGATGCCGCCATCGGTGTACGGCACCTTGCCCAGCTGGCCCTTGACGTTGATCAGCGCCGACACCACAGCGATCTTGATCTGCTCGGCCAGCCAGTCGCGGAACCGGATGACGTCGATCCACTCGCCTGCCGCCACCTTGCCGCCCTGCGTGATGGCGAAATTGCGGAACGGCTCGAAAGTGTTGCCGTTCTTGTTGAAGGCTGCCTGGGCCTGGCCCTCGCGCAGGTTGTCAGCCGTGATGCCGGCCAGCTTCACGTTGGCCCACGTCTCCGCACCCGGGTAGAAGGTGAAGCGGTTGGCGGCTACGGCCGACTCCAGCCATTCGGACGCCGCCAGCGCGTGGTACCAGCAGGACGTGCGGAAGTAATTCTTGGCCTTCAGCTTCGACGCCAGGTCGGTGCTGAGCGCGGCATCGATGATGCCCGGGTCGGCCGAGCCCACGAACTGGAGCTTCTGATTCGCCTCGACCCATTCGGCGGCGTCCAGAATGTCCGCCTCGGCGCGCGAAGCCAGGACCACGCCGTACCAGTCGCCATTCTCGGCCCGGCACTCGGTCAGCGCCTCGGTCGGCGTCTCGGTGCTGGTCGCGGCGTTGATGGTCAGATTGCCCGCCACCGACAGACCGAAAGCAGCGCCGGCGACATCGGCGTCGATCGACACCACTGCGGCCGTGGCGGTCGCCGTCACCGGCGCGGCGGTGGCATTGATGGCTCCCACCAGGCCGGTGGCGATGGTGGCCGGGGTGTCTGCGGCCAGGCCCGTGTAGACGGCCGTCGCGGTCTGCACGGCGCCCTGGGCGTCGCGCCAGGTCAGCGTGACCGAGTAGGCGGCCTCCGCCGCTGCGGTGACCGTGATGGCCGCCTCGTCGACCTGTTGGCGCCCGACATACATACGGTTCAGGGTCGGGATCTGCTTGAAGGAGTCGCGCACGGCCATGTACAGCGGGTCGGCGGCGGACATTCCCAGCTCGATCAGCTCGTCGGCCTGGGTGACGACCAGCACGCGGTTGACTGACAGCGTGTGCGCGCCCAGCACCAGCAGGTCGGAAAACGATTGTTCCTTGATCGCGGTGGTGTTCAGGGAGATCTGAACGTTCACGATCCGGTCGAGATTCGCCATTGTCGTGGCTCCAAAGAAATGGCCGCCCGAAGGCGGCCGGATGCAAGGCTGGCGACGTCAGGACGCCGCGGTGGTGATCTGGATGGGCGGCAGCTCTGTGGCGCCGCCGGAAAGGGTGCCGGTGACCTCGACCGCCTCGAAGTAGCCAACCTCGTCGGCGAGCGTGCCCGTGTAGCGCACGCGCAGCTCGAGCACGGCGCGCGGCTCGAACCGGGCGTCGTCGCGGGGTACCGGCAGGTCCTGGACGTCGCCGACGTCGAACACGGCCAGGTCCAGCGAGTTGGCGAAGTCCACCAGACTGGGAAAGCCCAGGCGCAGGCTCAGCTCGTCCAGCACCTGGAAGGCGTCGTCGCCGAAGCACTGCACTTCGACGCCGGCGTCGCGGTGCGCCGACACATCCTGGCGCCCGTCCTGGTCCACAGCGCCCAGATGCACCGGCAAGCGCGCCGCCGGCGTGACCTTCAGGGTCATGTACGGCTTGGCTGGCCGTGGGCCGTTGCCGTCGCGGAAAATCACAGGGATACCGCCGGCCGCGTGCTCGATCAGGTCGAAGATGGCTTGTTGGGCGTCCATAGCGGTCCTTTGTGTGTACCGATGGGGCTATCGGCCTGCGCCGACTCGGTACTGCCCTCCCGGTGTCTGGCTGCCCCGCCCGGCGCGGTAGTCCTTTCCCGACGCTTAACCCCGTCGGGCCCGGCCCAGACTGCCGGGGCTCTGTGGGCACTCAGTTTGCAAGCAGCACCGCCAGGTAGCGGTAATGCGAAATGACGCCTGACTGCCAGGGCGCCACGGCCACCACCAGGTAGTCGCCGGGGTGTGGCGCCCGGTCCCAGACCAGCCGGTCACCGTTCTGATTGTCCTGGCCGGCCACATTCAACACCGCAGTGGTGTAGATGCGCACGGCAGCCGTAATGCGCCGGCCCTCGGCGTTGGGCTGCAGCGTGTCGTAGTCGGACAGCCTGGCCGGCTGCACCGAGGCCTGGATCGTGTACGGCACCGCGTCGGCACCTTCGACCCATCGACCCTTCACGTACTGCCCGCCCGCACGCGGCCGGATGGTCTGCGGTCTGCGAAAGCCCATCAGCGCACCTTCTCGTAGCGAATGGCGTTGACCATGACGCCCTGGTCGATCAGCGGCACGTCACTGCCCTTCTTGGCTACCGTGGACGGCGCATTCGGCACCGCCCAGGCCTTCGACTGCTGCACGTGCGCCTTCTGGTGGCGTTCCGCGAAGGTACCCAGCTGGTCCAGCCCGGCATCGGCCGACAGCCGGCCATCCTGCACCGCCATGGCGACACGGTCCATCGCCTGGCCCAACACCTTGCCGTTCTTCTGGGCAAAGTCCCGCATGAACGGCCGCGCCGGGATGTGCTCGGTGCCGTACTCGTTCCAGACGGCGATGTCGACCAGGTCGGCGCCGCTTTCCGGGTCTGCGCCGGCGTCGCCCTGAATGCCGAACTTCACGCCGGACCCGTCCAGCGCACGGGCCTGGGCCATCAGGCGGTTCAGCCCGCGGTCGATGGTCTTAACAGCAGCCATACCTGCGCCTCGTTCCGACCGTGATCGCACCGGCGCGGCACAGCTTGGCCAGCCGGTCATAGTGGCCGAAGAAACCCGCCGGATCCTCGGCGCCGTCAGCGCGCCCGTAGGTGCGCGACAAGTCGCCCTCTTTCTCGCTGATCACGCCCGGCAAGGGCGTGGCGCCCTGCTCCTGGCCGGCCAGCTGCTGCAGGCGCCCGTACAGCAACCAGGCGGCATACCAGGCCTGCGCCTCGTCCTGCTTGGCCTCCGGCAGGCATGCCGGCCGGTAACCGGCGGCGATGTCCAGGGCCTTCTGCTTGTCCTCGGCCGACATGCCCGCCACCGCCGGCGCCAGGAAGTCCAGTAGCTCGACGGTGGCGGCCATGCCTACTGCCCCGCCTGCTCGGCCAGCTTCGACACGTACAGCTCGCGCAGCACCTCGGTGCTGGCGTTGCCGGCGTACTCGACGCCCAGCTTGTCCAGCTCGGCCTTGAGCTGGGCAGCCTTCATGGTGGCCGGGTCGAGCGGTTCGTTGCCTTCGTCGCCGGCCGCATTGCCCCCGCCGACCACCTCGAGCGCGCCGCGCTTGATCAGCGCCGCGGTGTCGCGCTTGGTGATGTCGATGGGCGCCTTGGAGGTCTGCAGGGGCGGAATGACCTCGCCAGCGGCGGTCACGATGGCGAACGCCGCCAGGTTCTTGACGTGCTTTTCCATGTCAGATGCCCTCCGCTTTGGTCAGCGCCAGCGGGTAATACACCGCGACGCCACCGGTACGCGCCAAGCACGGCACGACCAGCTCCAGGTTGCGCGCCTGCGCCGCGAGCTGGTTGAACGGCATGGGGTTCTCCATGCTCAGGTTCTCCTCGCTGCGCTCGTACATGATCGCCATCGAGACGCCGCCGGTGCCAGCATCGGCCAGTTCGGGCACGTCCTCGATGCGCAGGCCCGGGTGCTGCTTGAGGAAGAACTCGCCCACCGTCAGGCCGCCGGAGTCCGCCAGGCGCTTGGAATACAGCGCCGCGTGCTGCGTGCTGGGGATCGCCAGCACGTTGGGGGTGTGCACCCCCTTGGACTGCAGCCGCACGGCGTTGTACAGCGCATTCAGATCGTCGAGGATCTGGTCCGCCGTGGTGGCCGGATTCGCCCAGTCGCCATTGAGCCCCGTGGTGATGCCGATGTTCGGGTGATTGGTCAGCCCGTACAGCTTGTGCTGGGCGTCGCCCACCATGGCGATTTGGTTCTGCTTGACCTCGATGGCGCGGCGCGCCGCTGCGGCCCGACGGGTGGGCAGGGACGTGCGCATGGCCATGCTGGCGCGCAGCTCGCCCACGTTGTAACCGTAGGAGTCACCGATATCCTTGATCCGGGCGGTGACTTCCTGGCCGTACACGTCCACGCGCGGCAGGTCGTCGGCGTAGTTGGCGATGATCCTGGCGATCCCGACCTGGTCATACACCTTGTAGGTGTAGGTTTCGGCCCATTCCGGCACTTCGCTGGACTGGGGCACCAGCTGCAGGCCCTTCATCGGGGGCAGCTTCTTGTCGTAGGTGCGCGACTTCACGTAGTCGAGCTCGCGGGCGGCATAGATGCCCTCGTCTTCGCGCAGGCCGCCCATGGTCGGGGCAAAGGCCTGAACGCCGGCCAGGTCGGCCTGGTCATAATGCATGTGTTCCATCTTTCCCTCGCGGAAATGAAAAAGGCCCGCTCGAGGCGGGCCCTATGGGGTGGGTTCGGAGACGCGATTAAGGCGTCGCGGGCGGCACGCTGAACGGGTTGTGCAGCTCCACGCGGGCGATCTGCTGGCCGTTCGGGCCGGTCACGATGCCGCTGCGGAAGACCGCGTTGTTCAGGGTGTTGGCGCCGCCGTCCGATACCGTGCCGTCAGCGGCAAACTTCACCGGGCCGTCCTCGGTCACGGAGCCGGCGGCGGTGACACGCGCCCAGACGAGACCGCGCGTCATCGTCGACACGCTGTCGCCCTCGACGTAGCGGTAGCGGTCGTAAGGCAGCGTGGCGGTGTGCAGCGACACACCGCGCACCTTGGTGCCGGGCCCGGCCACCAGCAGGCCGCTGGCATTGGTGCCGCACACCACGCCCACGGCGACGTCGCCGGCGGCCGGGAAGGATTCGACGCGGTCGTCGCCCGAATCCACCTTCATGCCGGCGAAGGCCGGCAGCATGTAGTCCTCGTACATGTCAGCTCCTTATTCCTTGTTCCGGGCGGCGATCATCGCGGCGCGCGCCTGGGCGGCGGACTTGGGCTGGTTGCCGCCGTCCTGGTTCATCTGGGTGGTCGGTTGGCCGGGCTGGCCGCTGACCGTCTGGCGCTGGGACGCCGCGGCGTCCTGGCGGCCGGCGCTGTCGGCCACGGCCAGGTCGAAGGCCGCCTCGACGTAGCCGTCCGACTTGCCGGTCAGGTCGAAGCCGTCGCCCCGGATGGCTTTGATCACGCCTTCGCGCAGCGCGCGGTCGGTCGTGTCGGCCTTGAATTCCACCTTGTGGGCGGTGGCGGCGGCTTCCAGCTTCACGCGGGCCAGCGCGGCCGCGTGGGCGTCCTCGCGGGCCTTCTTGATGTCGGCCTCGGCCTTGTCGGCGCGCGCCTTCTCGGTGTCGGCGCGGGCCGCCTCGGCGTCGACCTTCTGCCGCAGCTCGGCGGCGTCGGCGCGCAGGCGCTCCAGTTCGTTCGCCACTTCCGGGGCCGCGTCGTACGACAGGCCGGAATCGAGGCGGATCTTGACCATGCTCATGTCATTGTCCTCTTCGGTTTTCGTTACGGCGTCCGCCGCGTCCAGGTTGAGCCGCGCATTGCCCGCGCGGCCGCGTTTGACCACCGCCAGGTGGTTGTATCGGATGCGCCGCTGGACGGCGTCGTACCGCTCGCCGTCGGGCGACACGCCCGGGGTTTCATCGAGCTCGAGCTCGTAGCCGAGCGACAGCTCCTTTTTCCCGCCCTCGTCGATCGGGCTGGCGTCGTAGATCACGACGTCGCCGACCATGTCGCGGTCGCCATCCTGCCGGCCCTCGGACAGCACGGTGCCGATCATGTGCTGCTTGACGTTGCGCGCGCTGACCTTGCCCGGGTGGGTGTCGGTCACCGGCACGCCCTTCAGGCTGGCCAGGGAATCGGCGTTGAACACCTCGTCGGGCGGCCGGTACTCGCGGCGCTCGCGGCCCTGGCCGTCCAGGTAGACGAATACGCCGGTGCGGGTCAGCACCGGCGTGTCCTTGATGTAGCCCTCGTCGGTGCGCGTGGCCTTGAATGCCACGCGGTCGAATCGCATAACCATGGGATTTCCTCAGTGGACGACCAGGGCGTCCAGGTCTTCAAGCAGCGGCAGCACCGCCTCGGCCCAGCACCGGCAGCGGATAGGCTGGCCGGGGTGGCCATCTTCGGGCGGCTTGTCCCAGCGGAACACCTCGCCCTCGCGCGCCACGTGTTCCTCGCGCTCGCGCTCGTCCAGAACGCCGCGCCACCGGTACTCCTCGACGCCGATGTTCTGCTGTCGGTACTCGGTCAACTGGCCATTCAGCTTGCCGACCTGGTCGCGGGCGATCAGCTCGGCTCGGTTGCGCGGCATCTTGTAGGTCTGCCGCACCAGGGCCGTCAGCTCTCGCAGGCTGGTCCCCTTCTGGACGGCCGCCACCACCTTGCCGTGCAGGCCCTCCAGGTACTGCGCCGGGATCGACTTGATCAGCTTGATGTTCTCGGCCTCCCAGATGGTGGCCAACTGGCCCAGCCTGGGCTCTGCCTTGAAGATGTCGACACCGTAGGCCTGGCGGATCGTGCGGTGGAACTGCTCGGCGTTGAACCGCTCGACGCGGCGCGCCACCAGCGCCACCAGACTGCCGACCGCCTCGTCATCGACCGATGCCGCGCTCAGCGCCGCCAGGAAGGCCTGGCGCAGCGTCTCATACCAGCCCTCGGTCTCCGGGATGCTGTTCAGGTCGTCGCCACGCTGCGCGGCGCCCAGCGCCGGCAGGACATGTGCGGTTACGGCCTCGGTCGTCCGGCGCGCAATCTGGTCCAGGGCGGCGGCATAATCTGCCTCCTGCCCGGCCGGATAGCGCCACTTACGCGGTCTGCGCGGCGTACTGCGTGGCCGCGGTGCGCCCGCCGGATTCATCAGGTTTGAGGCCATACTGCCCGCGCTCCTTCATGTAGGCCCGCGCCTCGTCCTCGCTCAGGCCGTTGTCCACGGCCAGAGACAAGGCCTCCATCTCGGCCTTTTCGGCCTTGGCGTTCGTCTCGCGCACGTCCGCCTCTTCCTTGGGCGTCGGGCTTTTCAGCGACGGCCAAGAGATCGACCAGGCCTCGGGCGGATTGGCGAACGACTCCTGCGCCAGGATCAGCGACACGACGCGCTCGAGCGCCGGCGTTCCCTTGGTGCGCTGCAGGGCCTCGACCAAGTCGTAGTAGCCGTCGAAATCGGCCTCGCCGGTAGCGTTCTGCCCGGCCGGCGACCGCCCGAACAGGATCGTGACCGGCATGCCGCACTCGGCCGACACCCCCACCTGGAACTCGTTCACCAGGTCGCGCACGCCCGACACGTTGGCGTCGTGGATGACGTACTCGTCCTCGCTGTCGATCGCCACGGTGTTCAGCAGCCCGCGCACGGCGTCGACCAGGTCGATGCGCTTCTGGACCGCCGCCTCCATCTCGTTCTCGATGGCCTCGGCCAGGCCCTTCATGCCGTAGACGCCCTGCTGCTTGCGTTCCAGCACCTTCAGGGCCAGCGCCAGGGCTTCCTGGTACCGGCAGATGGCGCGGTAGGTGCGCTCGACGGCGGTCCGCCCGGCCCAGGGCACGCCGGTCACGGCGGCAAGCCGCCTCGGCAGCGGGTCGCCCGGGATCGGGATCAGCCGGGATTCGTGCACGTAGAAGACGGCCGTGCCGTCATCGGGCGCCAGGCTGCGCACCCGGTAGATCTCCGGCTGCCCGTAGTTCGCCTTGTATGGGTCGCGGTACCGGCGCTCCGGAGCATCGATATCCGTCAGGTCGAAGACCCGGAACTCGTGGATCTGGCGCAGGCGCTCCGGGTTCAGCGGCGCATCCAGCCGGGCGCTGTCGTCGGTGATCGGCATGAGCGCCGCGCCGCCGGTCAGGCGGGCCCAGCGCATGCCATCGGCCAGCGCAGGCAACACCTTCAGGCGGTCCAGCTCGGCCGCGATGCGGCCGTCGTCGCCCTTGACGGTGACGCCGCGCGCCACGGCGTCGTCGGCTGGCGCGTCCACCACCCGGCCAAAGATGCCGCCGCTGGCGTACAGCTGCAGCTCGGTCAGGGGTGCGGACTGGCCGACCTGCAGCCGGCGGTGTCCGATCAGCGCCGACTCGTAGCCGTCCGCGTGAAAACTCATATTCAACTCGCCAGCGCCTTGAAGCGCGATAGGTTGTCGCCCATGCTGTTGAAGGCCCGGGCCAGGGCGTCGACCTGGTCGTCGAAGGTGCCGTTGGGGAACATGGCCAACTCGTCGATCAGTGCCTGGTTCCAGGGCGCGCGCAGCATGCGCACGTTGCCCACGTTGACTTGGGAGGCAAACGGCGCGGCGCGGGTGGCCTTGTCACCGGATTCCGGCGTGAAGAGGAAGCGGCAGCCGCTGAGCTTCTTGCCCAGGTACGTTGCCTGCGCCTTGCCGGCCTGGCCAGGATCCTGCGGTATGGACTGCAACACCTTCACCCGGTCGGCCCTGGCCGTGGTGACCAGCAACCGCTCGACATCGTCGGGGCTGCCGCGCTCGCGCTGGATGTCAGCGATCCAGAGGGCGCCATCCTCGGATCGACCCAGCTTGGCACCCACCGTCCAGTCACCCTTGCCCTTGGATGCGGCCAGGTCCCAGCCGCGATGCAGCTCCAGGCCGGCGGGCAGCGCGTCGACAATCTCGATGCGCCCGGGCTTGAACACGCCGCCGTCGCGCGGGCTGGGGCGCTGCATGTACTGGCCGGCGAACACGTAGGGGTTCGCCGCCTCCATGCGGTCCAGGTCCTCGGCGCTGTGTTTCTCCGGCCACAGGGGCGTGCCGTCCTCATTGCGCACCGGGATGCACACATGCTCCCAGGCCTCGCCGTTGCCGCCTTCCAGCAGCCAGCCCGCCAGGTCGTTCTGGTGCAGGCGCTGCATGATGACGATGATCGGCGTATCGGGCGTGTTCGTCCGCGACTCCAGGGTGTTCTGGAACCACTCGATCACGCCCTCGCGGATCGTGTCGCTGTCGGCCTCGTCGGGCTTGTGGGGGTCGTCGATGACAATGGCGCCACCGAATCCCTCGCGCTGCTTGCCAGCCCCGAAGCCGGTAATGGCCCCCTCGGATCCAGTGGCGTACATCACGCCGCCGGCCGTGGTCTTCCAGTCATCCCGGGCCATCGAGGACGGGTGCAGGCACGTGCCTGGGAAAATCTCCTGGTAGGCAGGGTGATCCAGGATGTCACGGGTCTGCAGCGAATTCTTCGCCGCCAGCTTGGCGCCGTAGGACGTGTGGACGAACTCGGCATCCGGGAAATGCCCCAGCGCCCAGGAGATGAAGTTCTGGACGGCGATCTCGGTCTTGGAATACCGAGGGGGCATGTTGACGATCAGCCGCCGGCACTCCCCCCGGAAGACCCGCATCAGGGCATCGCAGAGGATCTTGTGCTGGCGCGCCCGCTTCCACGGGAAACGCCTGCGCTGGTAGAACATCCAGCGCGTGTAGAAGTACAGATCAGCGCGCGCCAGTTCAGCCGCGGCCAACCGTTCGGCCGCGGTGTACTCGCGCATGTCAGACCTCGTCTAGCAACTCGCGGGCGATCTCCCGGAATTCTTCTTTCGACAAGTTTGCGGTGGGAATTGGGCCGCCGTTGGGGCCGCCATGCTCGTGCTTGTGGCGATTGGTGAACGCCCCGCCCACCTCCTTCGCGGCCTGCTCGAGCAGCTGCGACACCATGGCCACGTTCCCCTGCCGCTCGGCCTTGGCCATGGCGCGCTGGAGCGTGCGCAGCCGGTACGCCTGGTCGGCAATCGGGATCTCGGCAACCTCGGCGCGGAACCGCTTGCGAGTGTCGTCGAACAACACCCGCCACTTTTTGGCCAGCGTCTTACCGGTAGCCTTGGTCGGATCATAAGTTGCGACCTGTTGCCGACTTACCACCAGCCCGAATTCTTCTTTTACGGCATCTACCACCTGCGTTGGGGTGTCGTAACATGCAAGCGCTTGGACCACGAAGCGCTTTATGCCATCGGTCAGTCTTGCCATAACGCAAATTTCGTAAATGCCATGTCAATGTGCGGGTTCGCACCGGGACACCTTTAAACGGAAATTTCCAGAGTCTCTGCTATGAAAACCACGGTCACAAAAGACTGCTCCGACGGTCGAATCGAAAAAATCCGCTGTAATACCTGTGCGCATAACACCAAACATGAGATTCTGGTCTCTGTGCGGGAAGATTGGCATGATGGGCATCCTCGTTACCCAGTAGAGGGCCGGAATGACCACCAGATCCTTCGCTGCGCGGGATGCGAAACGTTCACATATCGGAGCGTCGCAACCAATTCTGAGGATTTCGACACGGACGAAACAGGCACCCTGTACTATGGGAAGACAATCGAGTTCTATCCCCCACGCTCAAGCGGTAAATCGGGGATCCGTGACGTTGCGTTATTACCTCAGAAACTCCAAAAGGCCTACTCTGAAACGCTAGCTGCCCACAATGGCGGTCAATTGTTGCTTACCGCGATGGGATTGCGCCTAATAATCGAAACGGTATGCAAAGAACATGAAGCAGTTGGAAATCTGGAACGGAAGATTGACTCCCTGCGATCCATGGGGATCCTAACCGAAGCTGGGGCGAAGATCCTACATGAGGTCAGGGAGATCGGAAACGAAGCAGCTCATGAAACCACCAGCGCAGACTCCGAAACGCTAGGATTCGCCATCGATGCTGTAGAGCACATGCTCATTGGAACATATGTGCTACCCGCTCAGGCCCGGAAGGCCCTGCATGAGCGTTCTCGCCCTGAACGTCCGCCCTTTCCAGGCGCCGTCGAGTAATCCACTCACGCTGCGATCGGCTGCACACAGCAGCCGCAGGCCCGGCCAATATTCAGCCGCGGCACCTCGGGTTTGCTCTTGGCAACCGCCACCAGGCGGGACACTTCAGCTGAGGGGCCGTAGCGCCGGACGACGCCCACGAATTCCTCGACGTCATGGCCCTGGATGCCCAGTTTCGGGCGGCCGTCCCGATAGAAGGCCGGCGCCCCAAATTCGTCTTTCAACTGGCCGATGTGGTACAGCTCATGCTCGACCAGTGCGCAGAACTCCTCATCGCTGCAGGTCGCGCAGTAGTCGGCCGCCAGGGTAATCAGGAACGTCGGCACCCGGCCGAACCACTCCACCATCTGGTGCTCTTGGCGGGCCTTCTGCCAGCCGCCGGCGCGGAACATCACCTGCTCGGCCTGGCCAAGGACGTAGCGACCCGCCTTGGCGAAACCCGACGCGGCCCATAGGAAGCAGAGATCCGCGCCGGCCAGATGCGCATGATCGGGGTTGTGCAGGTGGCCGCTCGGCGCCAGGACCTCGGCATCGACCCATGCGCTCAGTTCTTGGGCCGGCAGAAAGGCGGCCGAAGTCTCTGCGCTAGCGGGCGGTGTAGGTCTGCGCCGTAGCGGTTTTCTCATCATGGCCTCGAACGGGATTCGGGGATATAGTCAGAGCTCCCTTGCACAGGAGAAATCCATGACCATCAACATCGATCCCATACAGGATGCGGTAAGCCAGCATCTCAAGGCCATCGAGCAGGCCGGAGATCTAGAAACTCTGCGAGATAACGCCCTTCAGTTCGGCTACTTCGTAGCTGAACAGCTCAAATTGGTCCACGGGCAGATGAACGCCCAGGAGCGGCAGATCGGCGAGCTGCAGAGCTTCGCAATGCAAGTCAAAAACAAGCTCACATGATGACCTCCCACTGAAATGCAAAAAGCCCCGGTTTCAGGCCGGGGCTTTTCTTCAGGTCGCACTTGCTACGAGTGTGGCTGAATTCTGCTGATCTTGTCCCACATTGTCAAGGGGTGTCGGCCGCCGATCTTCGTCCAGGTCGACCACGATACCCGCGTCGCGCATGCACACGTCCAGCCGCAGCAACGCGGCGCGACGGGCGCCCTCCACCAGGACCCGATACGCCGAGGCCAGGCGCGAGACGTTGGATTTCGGCACGTCGAAGCGATCCGACAGGTCGCGCTGGCGCGGCCGGCCTCGCAGGATGTTCCCCACCAGCAGGTCGGTCAGCTCGCGCATGCGGCTGTCGGCCGGCGCTTCTGGGTTGAGCCATTCGGACACCTGGCGCGCGCTGGCCGCGCCCTCCTCGCCGGTGCCGTACTGGGCCCGCAGGATATGAAAGCCGATGCCGTCGCCCAGCGTCCGCTGCAGCGCCTTGACCGTGAAGACCGCCTGGGCGTGCCAGTCGTGCGGCGTCAGGCCGGACAGCGCCTTGCGCTCGTAGGTTGCGTCGAAACGCTCCTGCAGGGCCTCGCAGACCAGCTGGGTCGGGTTCTTGGGCTCGATGGGTAGGGCCAGCATCAGGTAGGCCACGGCAATGGCGTGCTCGGGGCAGGAGAAAGTGCCCGGCTCACGGGTTGGAAGGGTCGTATCACGCATGGCGGCTCGCTCCGAGCAGATCCTGGGGTTGAAATTCGACGGCGGCGATCTTGACGGCCACGCCCGGTACGGCCGCGTAGCGCTTGCGGACAACCATGTCGACCACCTGGGTGTCGTCGTTCCAAACGACGCCATTGAGGCCGTCAAATATGGCCTTGACGACGTTGTCGGCGTCCGGCTTCTTGGTAGGCAGTTCGGTACCCGCCAGCGCGGCGGCCTGCTTGCGCTTGGACCAAGACGCCGGGATTGGCAGCTTGATCGTGAGCACGGCGCATACGGGCCCGCTCAGCAATGCGCGCCCAGCCATAGCCTGGTGGCCGGCCAGAGCGACCTTGCTTTCGTATGCAGCAGTTTCGTCCGGGGTAACCAATTTGATGTGGTTGCCGCGCCTGAGCGCGCGTGGCCGCCCTTTTCCAGCGGGAACCCCAGGAATCACGAATTCAAGCACATCAATCTCCTTTCCTCACGGCGCTCACGCAGCCATTCAACTCGTTTTTCAACCACCGGGCTCAGGGCCGCGGCGAAATCCGGACAGAACCGCCGGAATGTGGCGCTCTGGAACTTGCCGGGGTGATCGACGTCCAGCGCACACTTCCCGAAGCCCTGCTCTGCCATGCCGGCGTGCTTCTGCAGGCTGAACAGGCGGCAGCCGACGCACTGGACCGTCATTGCGCCCTCTCCTGTTGGGCCGCCGCGGCGAGCGCACGCTCGGCCATGGCCAGGACCGCCGGCGCGTACCGGCGGCCGCCCTTGCGGCTCTGCTCCGCCAGGATCCGGCGTGCCCAGCGGCGCGGGTCGCGCAGTGGCTGCTGCATCGTGTTCATACCCTCACCCCGTAGTCGGCAAGCAGGCGCGCGAAGTCGTCGGCAGTCGTGCCGGCGGTGGCATGCACCCGCAGCTTGAAATCCCGGTCGAGCTCGCCGGCCTGTTGCTGCAGCCCGAGCTCAGTGCCCTTGGCGACGATCCCGGACCATGTCGTGGCCCAGGCGAGCGGGTCGGCCTTGCTGGCCGCCGGCCGCTTGCCGTTGACGGCGCTTTGCGCCGCCGGCGGATGCAGGACCTTGGCGACGAAGATGTCCAGGAACCCTGGCGTGATCGGCCCGACGTCGCCCGAGTCGTCGCGGTCGGCAACGGCGAGCTCGTAGGCCTCGGCCAGCTGCAGGCCTGTGACGCCGGCGGCGAGCCACGCGGCGATACGCGGGTCGTTGCTCTGCGTGCCGCGCGGCTGCTTGCCGCGGCCCTTCTCCCGGCGGCGCAGCCAGGCGGCGACCTGCATGGCCCGTTTCTCGGGCGTCTCGTCGTCCAGCGGCGGCGGCGAGGGTTCGGCCTCGCACGCGGGCGCGCCCGCGATAGACGCCGCCGCCGGTATATCTTTTTCTTTACTGGTTCCGGTTCCGGTTCCGGTAGCGTCACTCCCACCGGAATCCCTTGGTAGTCCCGCGTCTGTCCCGTGGGACAAATCAGGACTACCGGGGGACGTATCGGGACGGTTTTCGGCCTGTTGCCGCTGGGCAGCGGCCAGCTCGGCTTGCTTGCGGGCCCGGTATTCGGCCTTGCGGTTGCGCTCGCCGTCGCGGCGCTCGATCATCTCCAGCACGCGCTCGGTCATCGTGTCGTGGTACAGCCGGCCGTCGTCGGCCCGCCACCAGCCGCGCAGCAGTCGCCCCCTGGCGGCCTGGAACTGGTCCAGCGACATGCCGATGCGCGCCGCGATCAGTTCGTCGTCGTCCGGCAGGCTACCGCACGGCGTCTGCTCCCAGGCCGTCATCCACAGCATAAGCAGCCATGGCCGAATCTCCGGTGCGGCCAGCGCCCAGGTATCGGACTGCCGGATGCGCTCGTGGTCGAGCTCGAAGCGCCAGCCCTTGGCGCGGGTGTCGGAGGAGTACGGAGCCGGCTTCATCATGCGGCTTCCATGAAGAGCCCGGATTGCCGGATACTCGGCGACAACCACAAAGACTCAACACGCGGCCGAGCGCCATCGGCGTGCGCCCTCCCGTCGATCCGCGTCCAGCCAGCATAGAGTCGGTCGTATAGTTCACAGCGATAGCCGCTTACAACGACCATGCCCGTCAAGCCGCGCAATGTGTCGGCCAGCAGCTCGTGCTGATCATCGGACATTTCGTGGCGGTACGCTGGCGCACGAGTTCGGATATTACGTGTCGCATGTACGTATGGCGGATCGACGTAATGCAATGTCTCCGGGCCATCGTGCTGCCGCATGCAGGCAGTGGCGTCCCGATTCTCGATGACAACGCCCCGGAGACGCTGCACCACCTGGCGCAGGCAGTCCGGATAGTTCATCCAGTCATGCGCCGGCGTGGTCCCCGAACGATTGCTGTTGGCGCGGAACCCCGTTGGTTGGCCACTGGCGCCAGCCGATCCGAAACCCATGTACGCCCGGATGAGTGTGCGCCGGGCCTGCTCCAATGGGTCATCGGACGCCTCATAGGCGCAACCGAACTCGACACGCGAAAAGGGGGTCAGCTCGCAGGCCTGCGCCAGGCGCTCGCCCGCATCACGGGCAACTGTGAACAGGTTCACAATTTCCCCGTCCAAGTCGTTATAGACCTCAGCATAGGAGCGAGGCTTGCGCAGAAGCACGCTGGCACCCCCTCCGAACGGCTCGACGTAGACGCGGTGCGCGGGCAGATGCTGAATGATCCACGGCGCGAGGCGCCACTTGCCGCCGTGATAGCGCAGGAGAGGACGGGTCAGCGGCATACTGGCGTCCCTCGCCTCGGTGGAATACGATGCTCGCCAACCTTTTTGGAGAGTACCCCGTGCATAGAAAACTTCGAAGCTGGTTCGAGCGGCGTGGCTCGATCGTGGTAGGTGTTGCCTTCGCCATAGTGTTTGGCCTCGCCTTGATTCTGTCGGCAGAATTTCGGCGCATCATGGCCTGCCCTATCACCGCCAGCTGGGCGGCTGCGCTGGGCACTTTTGCAGCCGCTGTAGTATCCCTGCGCGTAGCTTTCTGGTCCCGAAAAGTCACAAAGCTTGAGGCGATGACGGAGGGAGCGTTCGAACTGGTGGCCGCGGATTACTTGGTGAGCAAGATGCAAAATGAGACACGCCTTTTCTCCGCTCGGCTCACGGAAAGAAACCGAACTCTTGACGAAATCGAGCGTCGGATAGACAGCTTTCGTCAAGAAGTCGAAAGGATAGAATCCTCGGAAGCCGATACGCTCACCAATGCGGAGCAGGCAGCCCAACGCCTTGAATGGCTCGAACGCCGAATTGAAGTATCGGAGTGGCGGAGCCGCGATCTCACCGCTGAATGGGGAGCGGAGTTTGGCCCTTACTCCGAATTGCTTGAGAGCCAGCTCATGCAGATATCTCATGTCAGAGCGGCCGCATTTAATCCTGCGGCCGGCCTTGCGGTCATAAGGGCGAAGGCTATGGCGCGCCGACTTAACAGTCTCGTTCGATCGCACACGGTGCGCAAACCGTTGGCTGAGGATCTGGCGGAAACCCTCACGCAACTGTCGGCGATTGGAGCTTACGTCGATAGCGCCGAGCAATACATTGGTCGCGTAAGCGAAACCTATGACCCAGATCGGCGGCCCCAGCATTTGCATTGAGACAAAGGGCTTACTCCGAGGAGGCCAGTGTTTGCTCATTCCCCGAACCCTCCCAGCACGCGCTCGATGACGTCGCCAGCAGCTGCCGGCGCAAGATGCGGCCAGAGCTGCCGGATGGCGCGCGGCGACCGCAGGAACGCCACGGCGGCGTCGTGGAACGTCTCCATTTCGCCCTGCTCCAGCTTCGCGTAGCTGATCGACTTCGGCACCGCCTGCAGCGCGTCCCCCTCGCCCGGGATCCAGTCCACATGGCCGGCGCCGATCTTCAGCCAGTCCCGGAATAGCTCGAAGTGCTCGAAGGCCTCTTGGGCCTCGAACACGCGCTGCTCGAGCGCCATGTGCTTGCGGTGGAACCAGCCGAGGCGCTCCTGGTGCGTGATGATCGCCATCGCCTCGCCGGGCTCGAGCTTGAAGATCCGATTCCACAGGCGGCGCCATTGCTTCTTGCCGCGCTCGCCCAGGCCGTCGATCACACTGAAGATGACGCGGCGCGCGATCGCGCGGTCGGCCTCGGAAATCTCGACCGGATCCTGCTTGACCAGCGTGATTTCAGCCACGGCCACCCTCCCCGAACGGCAATTCCATGCCGGCCATCGTCATCTGTTTCTCCAGCGACGCGCGAACGGTGCGCAGCGCCAGGATGGCTTCGCTCATCTCGCGGTGCGCGGCCGCCATCTTGGCCGGCGTGACCTGGCCGCCGAGCAGCGCCGCGGCGGCGGCGTGGGCTTCGGCGCCCTCGCGGATCATGGTCGTGACCTGGGTGATATCGACGCCGTCGCCGCCACCAAGCGCCATCGTGCGCGCCGCCATGCCCAGCGGCCGCAAGATGTCGTCCAGGCAGTGCCGGCGCCATTCGGCCGGCATCGCCGCCAGGATCGACGGCAGGAAATTGGCGGGCAGCAGGTTGGTGTCCTTGCTGTCGTCGTCGAGCCACCGGAACACGCGGTCGGCGTTGACCTTCATGCGCTCGAAGGTGTCGCGCGTGGCCGGGTCGAAATGGATGCCGCTGGCCGCCGGCCCGCCGATGGCTTCGTGCGTGGCGACTATCTCGGCCACCACGCTCTCGCGCGACCAGCCTTCGGCCTTGCGCCAGGCCGACACGTGGTCGCGGATGATGGCGATCAGGGACTTGTGCGATTCGTTTCGCATGCCATTGGCGGCGGGGATCGGTACAGTGCTGGTCATGGGAAGTGGATCAGGAGGCCTTTCACGGGGATCGGGGTGCAGATCAAGCGCCGGCCGGGATTGCGTCCGGGCGCGGCGACACGCCCTGCTCGGTCAGACGTCAGTCGGACCGATGGGGATACGTTCGTCTTTGGGGTCGGGGTCAGGCATTGGCCTCCTCCTGGGCGTTCCCGCCAGACGTAGAATCGGGGGTTCCTACGCCACCCTTTTCTATGCCGGGGGAACTCGAATGGACGTTATGGGCATGATTTCCGGGCTCAGTCAGGCCGCAAGTGCATACCGAGCAGCCAGCGAGACGCTGGATCAAGCGAAGATCGCGGCGGCGACCAATGAACTGACTTTGCAGATCACGCACTTCGGGGCTCAGGTAGTCGCCTTGAATGAGAAGGCGCTTCAGGCCACTGAGCGCGAGCGCGCGGCGCTGGCTCGCGTACACCATCTTGAAGGCGAAGTTCGAAAGCTTGAACAACGCATTAGCGAACGCGAGCGTTACGAGCTGGTCGAGGACTACCCCGGCACATTCACCCTTTGCATAAAAGAATCGGCCCGCGGCTCTGAGCCGCTTCATCACATATGCCCCGGGTGCATGGACAACAAGGCAGTGAAATCGATACTCCAGTCTGAGAACACCAAGCGCACATTTCTGAAGTGCCCTGCGTGCCAGACGAGCTACCGGATGGCCGAAACGCCATCCCGGCCCACCCGGATCGATAGAGGGGCTGGATGGATGGAACGATGAGGGGCCCATCACGCGGCTCCCTGCTGGGCGGCCAATTCGGGCCAGATCCGCTGCCAGTCATCAGGACGCAGATCGCGGCGCGTGACTGCGCCCGCGGTGGCCCGTTCGATGTCGGGACAACGTTCAATCGGTACTGGCCGGCGGCCAGAAGCCCAGTCGCTCATGTTCGAGACCGGGGCGCCGATAGCCCGGGCGAGAGCCGCCAATCGGCCACGCTCGGCTTTCAGGTAGTCGGATAGGGTCATGACGGCATATTAGCGATACGCAAATAAACAGTCAATAGCGTTACGCGCATATAAAAGTTTTGCGTTTCGGTATCAACTTCACGCTATGAAGGACATTGATCAAATCCGCCGAGCCAACCTGCGTCTGATCGAACAAGACGCCGGTGGGCCTTCCGCAGCCGCGAAACTACTCGGCATGGCGCCGGCCCAATTCATGAACCTTCGAGACGGCGCAAAAGACTCCAAGACCGGCAAGCCTCGGGGCATGCGCAAGGAGACGGCGCGCCGGATCGAGACCGCCGCAGGGAAAGTGCCAGGCTGGCTCGACGTCGATCACGGCGACGCTGGGGAGAAAAGTTCAAGCGGGTTAACCCCACTTCCACACGACCGGTCAACTTCCGTTACCATCAGTCAATATGACACTGGCGGTAGGATGGGAGCGGCTGGGGTGGAATTGAAGGATCAGCCGGGGATTATCGAAAGCTGGCGGGTGAGCCGTGAGTGGCTGGAGAAGAACGTGCGCGGGTATTCGCACGTGGACAGTTTGTGCATCGTGACAGGCTTCGGAGACTCGATGCGCCCCATGTTCAATCCGGGCGACCCGCTGATCGTCGATGCCAGCGTGAAGGCCGTGGAGTTCGATGCCGTCTACTTTTTCCGCGTAGGCAACGAGGGCTTCATCAAGCGCCTGCAGAGAGTGCCTGGCAAGGGACTGCTGGCCATTTCAGAGAACAATGCCTATCGCGACTGGGTGATCGACTCGACCATGGAATTTGAGGTATTTGGCCGCGTGCTAAAGGTGTGGCGCAGCGAAGACTTCTAATTTTTTTACCCTGATGTGACTAAATGAGAATTTCCTGTCTTTTGTTGACTGCAATTGCAGTGCTACCTGGATGCGCTTCCATCGTTGGCGGTTCAGATCAAACTGTGTCTGTTCGCGCTGTCAATGACACTGAGCAAGTCGTGGGTGCCATGTGCGAGCTAGTGAGCAGCAATGGAACTTGGTACGTGAGCACACCTGGGACGGTGCCGATCGAACGTGGCTACGATGACCTGTCTGTCACTTGCAAGAAGCAAGATATGGATCCTGGTATCGTGACCGTGAAATCAACTACCAAAGGCATGGCCTTCGGCAACATCCTATTCGGCGGCATCATTGGCGCCGCGGTGGATATGGGGACCGGTGCCGCCTACGAATATCCTTCGCTGATAACTGTGTTCATGGGACGAACGACTGTCCTCGAGCCGCCGAAGAAGAACGGCGCGGACACAGCAGGCAAGACGGACCAGGGCATGCCAGTGAACCCCCAGGACGCGCCTCAATCGATGCGCGAACATCCGGCACCAGAACCTGAACCAGTTCGGATCGGGCCGACGAAACCGTCGGAAACGTAACCGCCCCCCAGAAGCTAATGCAAGACCTCACACCTGCGATCTCTGGCTTAAAATTGGAGCATGAACATCATGGCGTGGGCCGTTCCTGAAAACAAACCCGAAGCATTAAACGCCGCCGGCAGTCGACTGGCCACGCTTGAATTTCCTGTAGTGGATGAAGGCGGCCTCCAGGCATTAGCGATACTCAACAACTGGCGAGCTGCACATGCCTACCCGCTTAACACATTCCAAATCACGCTACGCCGTAAAGCAAGGCAGATTGAAAAAACGGTCATCGTAGCGCAGCGCGTGAAACGCCTTGAGTCGATTCACACGAAGCTATCACGATATCCGACGATGCGGATGAGCCAGATGCAGGACATTGCTGGCTGTCGAGCAGTGTTCAAGCGAATGTCCAGTGTACGAAAACTTGTCAAGAATTATCAGACGAGTCGGTTTGGCCACAAATTGCGCGGTGAGAAGGATTATATAACCAACCCGAAACCTGATGGCTATCGGTGCTACCACTTGGTCTATGAGTACGTTGGGACAGAAGCTACGAAGCAATACGATGGGCTGAGGGTCGAGGTTCAAATTCGAACGCAACTGCAGCACGCCTGGGCAACGGCGGTAGAGGCGGTTGGCATTTTCACCAAGCAAGCTTTGAAGTCGAATCAAGGGGATGAGGACTGGCTAAGGTTCTTTTCGCTCATGGGAACGGCGATTGCCGCTCTGGAGGGGTGTCCTCCAGTGCCTAATACGCCTACAGTCAAGGAACAACTCATTCGCGAAATCCGTTCGCTCGTCTCGACGCTGAATGTTCGCCAAATGCTTATGGTCTATAACACCAGCATCCAGCATGTCGGAATAGCGAAAGGAGCCAAGTACTTCTTGCTTCAGTTGGATCCGTCGACCGCCACCCCTGAAATCACCGTCTGGCAATTTAAGGCGAAGCAGTCTGAAGAGGCCAACCGAAAATACACTGAGCTCGAGAGTTCAATTGAGGAAGGCTCGAGTCGGCAAATTGTATTAGTGTCCGTCGATAACATTAATGCGCTAAAACGCGCCTATCCCAACTACTTCATGGACACGAACGTCTTCGCTCAGACGATGGAAAAGGTTATCTCCGGAAATTTCCCCGACCCGCGAGAGCACGCAGAACCACGACAATCGCGGCAACAATCGCTACCTCTCTGAGTCGCCCCAGCACATCCAACCGCCTCCGGGCGGTTTTTCGTTTGCGCACTCGAGAATTGCGCCTTGTCATTTTTTGACAAAGCCGGTGACCGACCCCGACTAACATATCGCGTCGGCTCGTGAAACGAGCGAGGTTCGTCAGAGGTAAGAATTGAACACCAAGATCCAGCAACCCGCGGAGGATTTTCCGTCCCCTGCGGAGGCCCGCGCTCATCGCGCAGTTGAAGGCGGGAAACGCCTGATCGAGAACTTAACGGGAAGACCCGCCAAAACCGCAGAAGCGATCACAACAACAGAAGACGAGCTAGTCGAATACATGCAACAGTTGCGCCTGCGCCAGCACGGACACACACACTCGCTGCTCAGCTTCAAACACCGCTGCGCCTAGGCGTACTGAAACCTACGCAACCGCCCTCCCGGGCGGTTTTCTTTTGGCGCTAGGTCGAGTAACGCCTCAGCAAATACACGGCCACCAGCACCGCGATAATGACTATGACTGCGGCCTTAGCGCCCGGCTTCTCCGTCATTGTCGGTAGCTTGGCAACTGTGCCGCCCTCGCCTGCCGATCCTGCCTCCCCCAGGCCTCGCCGTTCCACGATTGAAGGCAGCCCGGCCGTCGCGATCAAAGCCAGCGGCCCGAATAGCACACCCCATAAGAACCAGCAGGCCCCACATCGGTTCTTCTCGGACGCCAGGTGAGCCGCGAACGCCGCTGCGGCGAACCAAGCCAGCGGCAACCAGAGCGCCCAGAAAGTCAGAGCGCTGGCAATCAGCAATTCCATCCCCGTCCCCACGTAACAATTTCGATCTGAATACTACGTGAAACAGCGTGCGCCACAAATATTTGCGTTTCGCTATTGACGGTCTATTCGCGTATCGCTAATATTCTCCCATCGCACCACCAATCGGCCCGCCGGGCCAGCGAATGGGAGAACACCATGCAGATCAACTTTGCCGCCTTGCCTGACGACGCCACCCGCGTCGCCGCGCCTGGCGAGCTGCAGCGGGACCGCGGCGTCAGGGTCCTCGAGCTGAGCGACGACCGCGTCCTGGGCCCCATCTTCGACCTGTTCGCCGGCCGGATCGACCGCGCCTACGGCGAGACGCTGGAATGGTGGGCGGAGTCGTTCGCCGACATCGGCGCCGAGCACATGGGCCAGGTCGCCCTGGCCGCCATGACCACCTGGCATTTCGACCGCGACCGCTGCGGGCCCGGCATCGCCGCCTTGCAGGCCGACCTGATCAAGCGCGCGCGCAAGCTGCTGGCCGATATGACCGCCGAGCAGCTGGAGACGCTGCAGTGACGGCCGCCCTCCTCTTCACCGCCTGCGGCCTGCTGGCCGCCTACCCGCTGGCCGTGCTGGGCGACCGCGTCATGGCCCTGTTCAGGAGCGAAGCATGACGACGAAACACCTTGCCGGCCCGTGGTCCATCGGCTTTCAGCCTGCTCCATTTGACGAGATTGTCGGCAGCGAAGGCTGCTGGGTCGAACTCAATAGCCCGGAGCATTTGGGCTTTGCCCTGTTCGTTTGGCGCATGGAAGACGATGAGCGCTCCCCAGAGCTCGAAGCTACGGTGCGCGCAGCATGCGCCGCGCCGGAGCTGCTGGCCGCCGCTGAGGCATTCATGGACGGCGAAGGCAACTGCAAGGCAGTCCGCGAGATGTTCCGCGCCGCCATCGCCAAGGCCAAGGGAGAGCAGGCGTGAGCAACTTCGCCAAATCCCCCGCCTTCCCCCAGCCGGGCGTCTACGACCCCACGCGCGACCAGGTCAACGCGGCCGGCGCCTACGGCGTCCCGATGGGCCTGAACATGCAGCAGCACGTCTGGCTGACACTTTATGCCGCTGCCTTGTCCGATATCAGCGTCACGTATGAAGCGGCGCAGGAATGCGCTGACAACGCGCTGTCCCGCGCCCTCGAGCGGCTGGAGCAACTGGCATGAACACGACCAACTGGCCCGGCGGCATTGACCGCTCGCACTCCAACTGGACCGGCCGCGCCCAGCGCACCAGCGACTGGGGCGGCAACTGGGCCCCCGACAGCCATCGCATCCCTCGTGGGGCCTGGATCGGCGCGGCCGTCGTCGCCGCCCTCCTTTTCATCGTCGTGCCGCTCGTCGGCCACGCAGCGGGGTTCTGATGACTATCGCAACCGGACACTGCCTCTGCGGCTGCGGCGCCCGCACCCGCATCGCGCCCGTCAACGACCGGTCGAAAGGCTGGGTAAAGGGCGAGCCGCTGCTGTACGTCAGGGGGCACAGCCTGACGGCGAACGTGAAGCGCGGCGCAGCCAATCCTAACTGGAAAGGCGGGCGCGGCAGGTCGTCGCATGGCTACATCGTCGTGCGCGCGAACGGCACCCGTCAGTACGAACACATTCCGATCGCGCAGCGCGCGCTCGGCCGGCCGCTGCGCAACTACGGCCGCGGCAACCCGAAAACCGAAGTGGTCCACCACGTCGACGGCGACAAAACCAACAACGCGCCATCGAACCTGCTCGTCTGCACGCACGAATACCACACCGCGCTGCATCACCGGCTGGAGCAATCCGCCGCGTGGCCCGAATTTTCCAAGATCAACCGGAAGCCTTCTCATGCGTGACACTTTTACCATTCGGGCTTCGAGCCTGGCCGAGCTGTTCGATTGCCCGGCGAGGTTTGAGGCAAAGCACATTCTGAAAATGCGCATGCCGTCGTCGGCCGCCTCGCGCCTCGGCACGGCCATTCACGCCGGCACCGCGGCGTTCGACCAGGCCAAGCTGGATGGCAGCCCGATCAGCGCCGACGACGCCGCCGGCGCGCTGGTGGACGTCCTGCACGACACCATGGAAGAGGTCGACTGGGAGGACACGAAGCCGTCGGACGCCGAGCGCGTCGCGCTTGCCCTCCACACTCGCTATTGCGCGGAGATCGCGCCTCACCAGGATTACGTCGCCGTCGAGCTGACCTGCGAGCGCCTGGAGATCACCGACCTGGGCCTGGCGCTGACCGGAACGACCGACCGCGTGCGCCGCGTCGCCGATGGCCGCCTGGGTATCGCTGACCTGAAGAGCGGCAAGACTGCCGTGGGCGCCGACGGCCGCGTAGCCACCGCCGGCCATGGCCCGCAGATGGGCGTCTACGAGCTGCTGGCCGAATTCTCGATGGGCGAGCCGCTGACCGCTCCCGCGCAGATCATCGGCCTGCAGACCGGCAAGACGGCCGCAGCCCAGCGCGTCGGCACGGGCGAAATCGTCGAGGCGCGCGGCGCGCTGGTGGGCACCGACGACAGCCCGGGCCTGCTCGAACACGCCTCCCGCCTCATCCACTCCGGCAGCTTCTACGGCAACCCGAAGTCCTACCTGTGCTCGGCGAAATACTGCCCGCGCCATTCCATCTGCAAGTTCAAAGGATAAGTCCATGTCCCAAAGCACCAATGTCCAATCCCTGCGCGCGCCGGCGGAATCCAACCTGCCGACCGTCGCGCCCGGCTTCGGCAGCCTGCAGAGCTTCGAGCTGATGCAGCGCGCGGCCAATCTCCTGTCCAGCAGCACGCTGGTGCCGGCCGCCTACCGCAAGACCATCGAGAAGCTGGACCGCTACGGCAACGTCAAGGAAAGCCGCGAGAACCCGAACGCCCTCGCCAACTCCGTCGTAGCGCTGAACATGGCGCAGCGTATGGGCGCCGACCCGCTGATGGTCATGCAGAACCTCTACATCGTCGAGGGGCGTCCGTCCTGGTCCTCGCAGTGGATCATCGCGGCCATCAACGGCTGCGGCCGCTTCTCGCCGCTGCGCTTTGACATCAAGGTGTTGGGCGCCAAGACCGTCGAGTACAAGTCGACATACTGGGAAGACAGCCAACGCCGCACCAAGGTCGACCAGGTCGAAATCACCGACAAGGTGTGCATCGCCTGGGCCATCGAGAAGGAAACCGGCGAGCGCCTGGAATCTCCGGCCGTGTCGATCGAAATGGCGGTCAAGGAAGGCTGGTACACGAAGAACGGCAGCAAGTGGCAGACCATGGACGAGGTCATGCTGCGCTACCGCACGGCCAGCTTCTTCGGCAAGCTGTACGCCCCCGAGCTGCTGATGGGCCTGCAGACGGTCGAGGAAGCCCAGGACATCATCGAAGCCACCACCGGCCCGGACGGCACGATCAGCGTGAACGTGGACGACCTGCGCGCGGCCCAGGCGACGGCCAGCGCCGCGGCGCGCCGCCAGCCGGCCGACGTCGCCGATGTCGACCCCGAAACCGGCGAAGTACTGAACTCCTCCCCCGCGAAGGCGCAAGCCGAGGCCGGTAAACCGGCGCAGGGTGCGGCAGCGGCCGCCCCTGCCTCTCGGGAGGACGGCGTCCAGGGCACGCTCGCGGGCACAGATGACGCCGGCCTGGACCCGGCCCAGGTCGAGGCGCAACTGATGGCGGCCAAAGACCTGAAGGTGCTCGACCTGGCGGCCGATTCGATTGGCGGCGTGCTGGACGCCCAGGCCCAGACGCACCTCGAGCAGGTGTACGAGAAGCGGCGCCGGGCCATCGAGCAGTCGGCTCAAGCCGAGCAGCAGGCCGCCGCCGGCCAGGCCTCTGGCCAGCGCCCCGTCCAGCAGCGCCGCCGCATGGCGGCTCCGGAATGAGGAGCAAGCCATGCGCCTGACCAACCTTTCCGTGTCCAACTTTCAGGGCGTGCTGTCGGCCGAGCTGCCGCTGCCCACCGCCATCGGGTTCATCACTGGCGACAACTTCGCCGGCAAGTCCACTATCGCCGAGGCCGTGCGCATGGCCCTGCTGGGCAGCGCCGAGCGCGTCAGCCTGAAAAAGGAACTCGGCCAGGTCGTGCGCGACGGTGCCAAACTGGGCTCGGTGGCCGTGGACGTCGACGGTGCGCCGGTGGCGATCACGCTGCCAAGCGGCAAGCGCAGCGGCGAAGAAGCCGTGCCCCCCAGCCCGGCCCTGCCCTATGTGCTGTCGCCCGAACTTTTTGCTGCCGCCAAGCCCGACGACCGCCGCCAGCTGCTGTTCACGCTGACCGGCACGCGCGCCACGCCCGACGAGATCGAGCGCCGACTGCTGGAGCGCGGCTGCCACAAGGTGCTGGTGGCACAGATGAAGCCGATCCTGCGCAGCGGCTTTGCCGCCGGCGCCGAATTCGCCAAGAAGCAGGCGACCGAGGCCAAGGGCGCGTGGCGCGGCGTCACCAACGAAACCTGGGGCAGCCAGAAAGGCGAAACCTGGCAGGCCGAGGTGCCGGCCTACGACGGGGCCGGCCTGGCCGCCGCCCAGACCGAGCTGGCCGCGATCGAGGTCCGCATGGAGGCCGCCGCCAAGGCCGTGGGCGGTTTGGAGCAGCAGCTGCGCGCATACCAGGGGCAGAAGGATCAGCTTGCGGCCCTGCAGGAGCGCGCCGGCCGGCTGGATTCGCTGCGCGCCAAGCTGGAATGCGACCAGCAGGACCTGGCGACCTGGACGGCCAAGGTGCAGGAACTGCAGGCCAAGGCCGGCGCGGGGCCCCGCCAGGGGCTGGTGCATGACCTGGCGCGCTGTCTCGACGACGCCTACAACACCGAAGACGTGAGCTTCAAGTTGCCCGCCGAACTGGACGAGCGGATCCTGAAGACGCTGGGAGCCTACGAAACGCAGTACGGCAAGCTCGACGCCACAGGCGATCCCAGCGCCTCCGCCTCCCTGCCCAAGGCCATCGAAGCCTGCGACCTGTCGGCCCGCGCCGCGGAGAACTGCCGACGCGATATCGCCGCCGCCGAAGCTGCGGCCGAAGACCTGAAATCGCGGGTGGCCCCCGAGGCCGTGGCCGACGAAGACGTGGCAGCCGCCCGCGCTCACCTGGCCGGCCTGCGCACCGAGCGCGGCGCCGCCCATGCCCGGGTTGATGCCCTGTTGGCAGCCAAACAGGCGGCCGTCGGCGCAGCTGAGCGCACCCGGAGCGCCGCGGGATACCACGCCGAGGTCATGGCCTGGGACGCAATCGGCGCCGCGTTGTCGCCCGACGGCATCCCCGGCGAGATCCTGGCCAAGGCACTGCAGCCGGTCAACGACGAACTGCTGGCCCTGTCGGAATGTGCCGGCTGGCCCGTCGTCCGGATCGACGGCGACATGACCATCACGGCCGGTGACCGCGCCTACCGCCTGCTGTCCGAGTCGGAGCGCTGGCGCACCGACGCCCTGCTGGCGCTCGCTATCGCCCACCTGTCGGGCCTGCGCTGCGCCATCTTGGACAGATTCGACTGCCTGAACCTGGCGGGCCGCTCCGAGATCCTGGGGCTGCTCGACGCCCTGGCCGCCGACGGCGATATCGACACCGTGCTGTTGCTGGGCACCCTCAAGGCGGCACCGGCCGCCCCCAGCGAGGCGTTCACCGTCTATTGGATCGAGCAGGGTCGTATTCGCGTCGCGACGCTAAAGGAAGCCGCATGAAACTCCTGATCAAGTATCGGTCTCCCCTTAGGATCATGAGACCTACTGCGACTGCTCTTGCGCGCCATAGACATGCTGAGTGAGAACCCCCATGCGATCAAGCGTGAAAGTCACAATCGAAAAACTCAATGCCATACATGCGAGAACCAAGAAAAACACCTCATAGCGTTCAATTGCCTTCTTTCGAAATGTGAATCGAATTCCATGAAGAGAAAAAAGAAGAATGCTTATTAAGGCAGCGATTAGATGGGCGTCAAAAGCAATTAGGAGGAATGGAATGCCCACAAGTAATTCAGGACAAATCGTAATGAGCCGTTTGAGAAAATCAAACAACCTACCCGCGAATGCACTCTGGCTCCAGTCGCGCCAGATAACGACCAATCTGGCAACCGCAAAAGGCAACGAAAGCAAAAATGCCGCGATAGACGCTAGTTGGCTCCATTGCTCCAATGAAGTCGGCATACGTACTTTTCTCCTCGATACTTACCCTAAAACGTGCCACAAAAGCGTGGTGTCAAAGCGTGAGGTCCTATGAGGGCGGCGTCGCGTCATAACGATGGTAGACCCTGGCGATCCACTCAACTTGCCACAGCAGACACTTATCAAGGCCGAACTAGAGCATTCAGCATGAGCCGCTGTTACTTCGCGGAACTTTCCTCATATGGTGGCAACTCTATGCCACATGCCGTGGCCTCTCGCACCACTTCTTCGCCCCATGCAAAAACCCCAAAATGGAACGACTGTAATCGCTTTCCACGGGAACCCGCCCAATATTCCATAGCCTCGGGATCTGCTCCATGCACATCATCCGGCATGGCAGACTCAATCGAGCTCTCGAGGTCTCGGGCCATGGCCAGAGCTTCATCGTACAGCCAGGCCTCAGCGAGAGACGTTGCTCGCCGTCGCCCGGATTCAATCTGCCTGATTGCCGAGCGGACGGCTCCCTGTGCGGGCAGTCTACCGTGTTGCCATTCACTCGCAAACCAGATCAGTTCGGTCGCTACTGCGTGCATTTCAGTCATGGCAATGCAATCTCGCATAGCCTTTTCCCGCCGATTCGCTCGCAACGCAGATCGATGCTGGAGGGCGGGTACAGCTATGGCGACAGCAACGGCTAAGAGCGTTCCCACAGCAGAAAGCGCCGTCCAGTCGATGTGCGCGCTGATTTTTCCCCATGGACCAAGTATTACTGCAGCAGCGGCGGCTACCGCAATGATCGCGGAGGCTTCGGGCCATTTCGATTGGTTCATACTGCCGCTCCGATCAGATTCTCGCTGCGGATCGTACCCCACCCCCACGGGAGTGTCAGCATGACTTACGACCTCGAAGCCATCAATACCCTGTACGCCCAGATCGGTGAGTGCATGCACCGCAACGCGGCAAGAGCCATGCGGCTGCTCGGTCAGGCCAAAGCCAAGGTCCAAGCGGCGCTGGAACGCGCGGCCAATTGCCAAGGCGTCCGGCTCGCCGCGCTCGAGGAAGCCGCTGCGATGTGCGATCGCATCGATGCGGGCTACGTCGACGCTCCGCAGGGCGGCTGCTGGGCGGATAGCGCGCTGGGCTGCGCCGGCGCAATTCGAGCGATGAAGGTCGGCTCTTCTGTGGTGTGAGGACCATGAAACGCCGCTACAGCATTCGCGTGCACGCCCGCTGGGATGTGCCCTTCCTGGCTACGCCTGCCCAGGTCGCCGACATGCGCGCCGACGGTCTGGTCATCGACGAAATCTGCAACACCGTGCCCGGCTGGCTGCCGGCGTGCCTGGTGCGGCTGCTGTGCCGCCTGCAGGACGCCTGGCAGTGGCTGCGGCTTTTCTAGGAGGCGACATGCTGACGCTCTCCCCTGATGAACTTGCCGAGATCACCGGGAAAACCCGGAAGACTTCCCAAGTCGAAATCCTCCGTGAGCTTGGCATCCCGTTTAAGATTCGGCCGAATGGCACCCCGGTGGTGCTCCGCTCGGCCATGGAGGTTGCTTTAGGCTATGCGACCAAGAACGAAAAACCGCGATCTCCCACCCTGCGTATACCTCAAGCACGGCGCCTACTATCTGGTCAAACAGGGTAAGTGGCAGCGGCTGGGCGGCGATCTGAGGACCGCCCTGCTGGAGTACGCCCGGATCATGGGGTCTCCGCAGGACGGGGTCCCTGATCTCATTGACAAGGCCCTGCCGTCGATCCTGGAGGACGTCAAGGAATCGACCAGTAAGCAGTATCAGTACTGCGCGAGGCTGCTAAAAGAGGTGTTCGCCGAGTTTCGCCCCGAGCAGGTTCGCCACGGCGACATCGTGCAGATGATGGACGGCTTCAAAGACCGGCAGATGGTGGCCAACCGCATGCTGACGGTCCTGCGCCTGATCTACAGATGGGCCTTGGATCGACAGATCGTCGAAATGGACCCGACCGTGAGCGTCAAGCGCTTCAAGCAGCGCCCGCGGGATCGGCTGATCTCGGAGGCTGAATACCTGGCCATCTACAAGGAATGTGCGCCCTGGCTCCAGTGCGTACTCGATCTGTGCTATCTGACGGGCCAGCGCATCGGCGACGTGCTGGCCATCGAGCGCGCCCACCTGGGGGACGACGGCATCTACTTCCGGCAGCAGAAGACGGGGAAACAGCTGGTCGTGGCCTGGACGCCGGAGCTGCGCGACGCCGTCAAGCGCGCGGAGCAGGAGACGGGTCCAGTGGTCAACATGACCTATCTGCTAGCCGGCCGCGGCGGCAAGTTGCGCGCGCACTCGAATGTCTGGCGCTCGTTCAAGCTGGCCGCCTCCAAGGCTGGCGTGGGGAACGTCACCCTGCACGACCTCCGGGCCATGGCGGGAACAGAGGTGGATCGCCAGGGTGGCGATGCGACAGGCCTGCTCGGCCACACCGACCGGCGGACCACGCAAATCTACCTGCGCGACAAGTCTCCAAAACTGGTCTCCGGGCCTCGGAAAAAGGCTGGATGA